AAGGAGGCTCACTGCCTAAGTATCAAGTTTCTCCTACATCAATTCCTACAAGACAGGATAGTATAAATCTCCTTGAAAATAGTTTAGCTGTACAAGATTATTACGGTGCTCCTTATCTTTCTAGTATGACTCCCGGTATACAAAAAGGAGCATTTAAGGAAAATAAAGAAGCTAGAGATTTTGTAAAACAAATGATAGATAAAAAAGTAGGATATGGAGTATCAGATAATTATGCTGAATTTAACACAGTTGAAGATAGGCTTTTAAAAATGTCAGATTATTATAAAAAGAAAGGACCTTATACTTATGAGCAAAGAGAATCTAATACTGGAGAATTAGATTTAAATGCTCCTATGCAATTGTTTGATACTAGAATAACTCCTACCGGTAAATTGAGTGGTACTAATATAGTACCATTTACAAGAGGAATGGGAGATATTGTAAGCAGTTATACCTATGATCCCATATCAGTAACTCCTTGGAATATGTTATCTACAGAACAGAAAAAAGAAAGAGTAGAAAAATATGGAACTGCAGGAACTCCTAAATCCAAAACTCAGACAACAAATCAAAAGAAACCAATATATGTAACAGATCCCAATGATCCTAGATTAAAAGCATATAAAGATAGTTCAGATTTATATGAATATTCTAAGTTGCAACGAAAATTAGAACCTTTCCTAAATATTGGGCTAACTGATGAAGAAATAAAACAGAATCAATTTATATTATCAAAAAAAGCAAATGAATTGGTTGAAAATAATCCTAATATAGATTGGCTTGGAGTAAAGGAGGGTAGAGAAGGAAGTTGGTTTAGGGAACCTAATCCACAGGCAACGGGTAGATATGCAGGACCGGCATTTGCATATAAAATTAAAGGAGATGAAAAATGGTTCACGGATGAATTTAAAAAAGCCAATCCAGATTTAAAAAAAGGAACATTATGGGACAAAGACTATGATCTGGAAGATATAGTTCGCTATAAGAATAATTTACCTATAAAACAAAATCTTAGGAAAGAAGGGAAGATGATTATGGTGCCAGATGATTCATTCTTTAGTAGTACTGGAAGTCCTGACATTGAACATAGGACTATAGAGTCTATAGGAGGTTGGCAAGGTCAAGGATGGAATTATGACTTTGAAAAACCAGTTCAGCCAGTTAAATACATTGATAATTCAGCATTTGAAAGGGGAAGAAAGGAAAGAGAGTTATATACGGAAATGAAAGAAAAAGAAAAAGTAAAACCTGAAATTAAAAAAGAAGTAAATGTTAAAAAACCTCCAGTAACTATTGAAAAAGAAGTAAATAAAGTATCTAGCATTCCTACTAAAAAGGATACTATTAGTGAGTCTGTAGGGCATAAAGATAGAGGACAAGGATTACAACAATCAGAAAATTGGTATATAGATGCTTATGGTAAAAAACACTTTGTAAGACCTGCTGAATATAAAAGACTTAAAGAATTAGGAGTAATAGAAGAAAAAAAGTATGGAGGCCCTCTTCCTTTTTATCAAGCTTCTCCTGTAACTATAGGAAGTCCTTATAACTATGGATGGGATACAGGAGCTTCTGTATCTGGAGATGCCCCTGTAATTTCTCAAGAACCTGGACAATCTTTAATAGAACAATCTCCTCAGTATAAAGGAATGGTAGAAGCTGATAAGCTTAGTAGAGGAGAACTTACTGGTACTGGGAAAGTAGATCCCTCTATTAGTCCTTTTGATTTTATAGGCCCTGGCGCAGTAAGAATTCCTTCTTTAATTACTAAAGGTGCTAAAAATATATATAAGATTAATCCAAAAGCTGTTAACTTAAATAAAAAAATTGCAGATGAAAATTTGTTAGCCCGTCAAATATATGGTGATGAAGCCTTACAAAACTTTAAACAAAGTGGTTTCTGGGATGATGCTAATGAAGCTTTTAGAAGACGTATAGTACAAGATTTACGCCCTAGCACAGTAGTATTAAAAACAGGAAAAGGAACTGAAAAAGCTAAAGTAGTCCCTACTACGGGAAAGTATACAGGTTCATTTACAGAGCCTTATTTTTCTCAAGGAAGCAGATGGTACCCTGCAAAGATTGGAGATGTTCCACATCCAATGAAAAATATAGGTAAAGAACATGTTATAATTCCTAAAAAAGGAATGGTTGCTAAAAATTCAGATGAATTTAATGCAGGAAAGAATATGGCGTTTAATCATGCAACTGAAAGTAACCGTATTATAAATGCAGAAAAACTATCATCTGAAGCATTAAATAAATTAGCAGATACAAGGCGTGTTCCTATGCCTAGTAAAGTAACAAATAATCCTAAGAACTATGATATTTATGAAGGAGATCCTCATTGGTTTTGGGGTAATAGGATAGTAAAAAAACAAGGAGGCCCATTACCTTCTTATCAAAGAGCTTCTACATCAATAACAGGATACCAAGGAAAGGGACCTAATAGTGGTCCTTACATCATCCCTGATAATAATATCACAATGGAGGGAGTAAGATTTCCTCTAGCAGGAACTCCTATTGATAATAAAGGAAACAAAATAGGTAAAACTCAATTTATGAAACCAGGAAAAAATTATAAATTCCCCCCAGGAAGTTCAGTATATGAAACTCCATTGATGAAAAAAGGAGGATGTCTTCCTAAATATCAAGTAGGAGGAAAACTATATCCAGATAGTTTAGCTAATTATAATAGAGCTAAAGCTCTATGGCAATTAGAGAGGCATCAGGGTAAATTTGAAAGTGACTTATCTTATGACGATTTGAAATTTAGTCCTGAATATGAAAAAAATGACTATCCTCCTGATACTAGACGTGATATAGGAAAAACAGGAAATGTTTGGTTAATGTATGATGATAACGGAAGTATGATTCCTGTTGGTGTACCTATATATGAAAAACCTAAAGCACCTGTGAGTACCTTTATCAAAAGACATCCTGATAAAGAAATGGTACCTTATTCAAATATAAAAGAAGAAGATATAGGAAAAGTACCAGCTTTTCATGCAGAAATAAGTCAACTTAAGAGGCCTCCTATACCAATTGTAGATAAAAGAAAGAAGAAAGAACCTACTATTAAAGATTCTATTCAGTATATAAAAGGAACACCAGGTCAAGCACAGCATATTAAATATGATAGTTTAGGTAATAAAACCTTTATACCTAAACATGAGTATGAAAGACTACAGAAATTAGGAAAAATGAAAGTACTAGATCCTACAGAATTTAGATATGGAGGATCATTAAACTCAAACACTATGGCACGAAAAAAGAAATTACCTAAGTATCAATTTGGAGGCTCTTCTGGAGTAGATAATACAATGAATAAAATAGATATTTGGGAACAGCAGCAGCAGCAACCCTACGGGACACTCCCTTATATGAATACTCCTGCTCCAGGGTTTGAATATTATCATCAAGTTCCTATGGTTCCAGGGCCAAATAATTACCAAACTATGCAGGATGCCAATATGCCTCCCCAGTCAGTTCTCAATATGCCTTTTCAAGGATCTGCACTTGCTCCTGGCCCTACAGATGTAGCTTCAAATGCTTCTTTGCTAGGAGCACCTTTTAAAAAATCTTTTCAATCTCCTACTAGTCCTGGAGCTTCAGGTTTAAATCTTACTACTACAGAAGAAGAATTATACAAAAGACCTCAGGCAATGCCTACCATACCTTTACAAGGAGTACCTCAAACAACAGGTACCCCAATTCGCCCTACTCCTCAGACAGTACCTACTCAGAATTATACTACTAATACTAGTGGAATGGTAGGCCCTCCTACCCAAGAAGAAATGTATCCAGGATTAGGAGAATCTGCAGGAACTAATTTAGGAAAAGGAGTAGATTGGAAAGGAATAGGAAAAGGACTAGGAAAAGCAGCTCCAGCAATATTAGGAGCAGGGGCAGCATTATGGGGAGCTAGTCAAATAGGAAAGAATAAAAACAAACCTACTCCTGAAAGAGTTAATCCTTATGCTCAAATGTGGGCAGCACAATCTCAAGGAAATAGAAGAAGAAGAGGACCAGGAATGGATATTCCTACAGCCCAGTCATTAGGATTTACACAATCTTATCCTTCTTTATATGCTAAAAAAGGAGGTAATTTACCTATGTATCAAAAAAGCTGGGGAAGAATACCTGAAGGGCTTATTGATACTACTAATAAAGATCCGGGATTTCTAATTGAAAGTGAAGACGGAAGAAATATAGATCCTGGATTTCTTATAGACTCTCTTAATACTAATCGTAAACTACTTATAAATGATCCCCAAGTATCTCCTCGCATGCATCCTTTACCTTGGCAATTAGATCCTAATTCTGAGTATATAAAAAAATGGAAGGAAAAAAAACCCTCATCAAATAATAATTTGCCTATTTTCCAAAGAGCAGCAACTCCTATATCTCAAGAGCAATTATTAGAAAATGCAAGCTACGGAATACAACCAGGGTCTTTGCATCCTTCAGTAACAGGAATTACTTCTTATCCAGAAACTCCAATTGCAAGTGGAAGAGTAGAAGAAAGCATAAGTCCTATTGATTTTATAGGAGCAGGAACATTCAGAGCTCCAATTAACGCAGCTTCTTTATTAGGCAAGTCATCAAAAGCAGTTTCTAAACTAAAACCTACAGGAAAAGCTACTCTTGGTAAGTATACTGAAAAAGTTTACCACCATCCTAGTACATCAGCTCAGAAATCAGCCTTGGGGCATGTCTCACATATGAAATCAGGACCGTGGCAGCAAGTATTTAAAAACATAGCACATGATAGAGTTCCTTCTGGTGCTATTCGTAATCCTAATGTAGTTAAAACTCCTTCAGTACATGCAGAAGCATATTCTAAAGTTCCTATTATGAAAGAAGCTAAGCATGTACAGCACCCTGATGTTTTATTACATAAGACACCAGGAGGCAGTAAATATGGAACTAGTGATATTACTTATGGGCTATCTGATGCTCCATTACAACCTATAAGATTTAACCAAAAAGGAGGAGACCTTCCTATGTATCAAAGGTTAAGTGACAGAATAAGACCAGGTTCTAGAAATATGGCAGCTACAGGAGGTGCAAAAACAGGACCAGGATTTGGACTATTAGAATATGGTACTGTAGCAGGAAACATGCCTCAGACTAATCAGCCTTCTTTAGCTAACTTGCCTATGTATAATCCTGCTGCTCAAAATACTCCTAATCCAGATGCTAATACTTCTACAGTTCCTAATATGTTTATGGGTTATGGACAAGTTCCTACTTACAGGAAAGGAGGAGGTCTTTCAAGAGCCAAAGATTACGGAAGTAAGAAGAAGCCTTACCCCTCAGTAAGTGCAGGAAACTTTGCAGGAGGAGGAAGAAGTTATCCTATCCCTACAAGAGCTGATGCTGTAGATGCTTTAAGACTAGCAGGAATGCATGGAAGATCTGATGTAAAATCTAAAGTCTATAAAAAGTATCCCGGATTAAAGAAGAAACAGTATGGAGGTAAAATCCCAGGTATATATTACCCAGATGCTGGGGAGATAGCAGATCCTAAGAATATTGAAGTTTCTCCTAGTGATTATGTTTATCAAGGAGGTCCTGATTTTCAAATGTATATACCAGAATGGTTAAGTGATGATCCTTTTCAACAATGGATAGAAAAACAGAAAGGATGGAATAGTACAAATACTTTACAACCTTCTTCACTAAAATCTATTAAAAAGTTGGAAAAAGCAGTAGATGCTAAAAAAATGAAAAAGGGAGGAAAAGTACATCCTGATGCAGGATATGAAGTAGAAAGAGGAGAAGTGATAGAAGAGCCTATAGGTAATCCTGCAATAGCATTAGAACATGGAGGGACTGTTAGGAATTCAAATAACTATCAGTATGTTACAGGAAATAAACACAGTGATCCAGAAGGAGGTCCTCAAATGAAAGGAGCTGAAGGAGGATTTGTATATTCAGATTTTATAAATGTTCCTAAAGATATAGTAGAAAAACTTAAATACTTAATATAATGGCAACAACATACGGTAAATTAGCAAATAAACTTTCTAAGAAATTAGGAGACTATGAAAAAATATTAGAGGAAAGCACAGAACCTGTTGATATAGAAAGTGCAAAAAGAAGTATAGCAAGAATACAACAGGGGATGGAGTTATTAAAAGCATCTCAACAAAATAATCCTGAGTCTCAACCTGCAGGAGAACAAGAGATGCCTATGTACTTTAGTGGAGGAGATGTTAACTGGGGACAGGCCTTAGGAAATGCTGCAACATATGCAGGTGCAGGAACTGCAGTAATGCCAGGATTAGGTACTGCAATAGGAGGGGTAATAGGACTAGGAACTAGCTTATTAGGACAAAGTAATCAATTTAAAGCACAAGAAGAAGCTGAGGCTGCTGCTGAAGAAGAGGCTGCCCAGTTAGAAAAAGATAGGAATGAATATATGGCATTGAATCAGTTTGTAAATACCAATCCTACAGCAAATCAAGGTATTGATTATGGTGGAAGTTGGGCAGGAATGGAGACTCCTATGTTTAGTCAAACACAAGGGACCCCTAATTACGGGACTCCCTTTTATCAGCAAGGAGGAGAATTGTCCATGTCTTTTGAAGATGCAGGATACGATTTAAAATCTTTGGATAATGAAATTCTAATAGAAACAATAAAAGGATTAGAAGATATAGGAATTGCTAGTGATTCCTCTAGAATAAAAGAACTAAAAGATGAACTATGGAGTAGAAGAGGATCTAAAAAAGATCCTTTCAAAAAGAAAACTTCTACCGCAAAACATACTTCTCCTACAATTACAATTCCTTCTAATACTACCTTTAGAGAAATATCCAGAATAATAACTGATCCGAAGACAGGTAAGAAGACAACAGTACTTCCAAATAAGGGGGGAACTAATAAAATAGAAGGATTAGGAGCAGCAAGTGATGAAGAACTTCAACAGTCTTTACTAGATGCACAGGATATAGGAGCTGAAGATGCTATAGCACAAATACAAGCAGAGATAGATAGTAGAGTTTCTACTGCAGGTACAACTCCAGGAACAGGTGCAGGTATAGGAGGAACAGGGACAGCTAGTACTACTGCAAACAATATTTATATGAATACTCCTATTCCAGAGTTATTAGATATTAAGGATGTCCCTATGGTTGCTTTTAATGAAGAAGAGTATACAACTAATACTTCTCCTCCTCCTCCCCCTGTAACTCCTGAGGAAAGAGATAGACAAAGAAATCCTGCACTTGCTGCATTAGGATTAGCTCCAACAGTTGGAAATCTTGTAATGGGACAAATGCCCAGAGATTACTACCCAGGATTTACAAACCCATATGCAGACCAATTTGCAAGAGATTTAGGAGATATGAGAGGATTATTAGGAGAAGCTGAAGAAGGGCTAGATACTCCAAGGTTCTATAATCCAAGACCTGAATTAGTAGCTGCAAAAAGCAGAAGAGATGCTGGTATGGAAAATGCAGCATCTGCTTCTGGAGGAGCTGCAAGATTTGCTTTACAAAATAGAGCTAATGCCCAATTAGCTAAAGAAACAGATCAAATTCTTACTAAAGCTCAAAACATAAATGCTCAATGGAATGATCCTAGGCAAAAGGCCCAAGCACTAGCAGGACTAGCAGGAGCTTATGGACAAATAGGACAATTAGGGTATGGAGCTGGAAGAGATGTAATGTCAGAAAGAGCTAAAAAGTGGGATATAGATAAAAGAACAGATGCTACTGCTAGGGCCTTCACAGGAGCAGGGCTTTCTCAGTTAGGACAATGGGCTCAATTACAGCAACAAATGGAGAATCAATATGATATTGATTCTGAGAGAAGTAATTTATTAAAAGATATGTTTGATTATGGATACACTCCTTGGGGGTGGAAATATAATCCAAGAACAAAAGGATAGTAAAAAACAAAGACATGGCAGTAAATATATATGATCAGCCCTTTCAAGCACAGTACATGAATACTTATGTACCTATGCCCTATCAGGAAATTCTACAGGCAGGGGCTATGAAACAAGAAAGATATGATCTTTCTGAAGAATTAAGAGAAGATTTAGATGACCAATTAATGCAGTCTAAATATTTAAAATGGTCCGCAGAAGATGCTGCAATGGTTAAAGAAAAACAAGAAGAATTTACCAATAGGATAAATAACAAGATAGAAGAAGTAGGAGGGGATTATGGTAAAATTCTTCCTTTTATAAAAGCAGAAAGAAGAAAATACCAGAATGAAATGGCTACTGGTCAGTTAGGAAAAGCTGCAGATAATTATCAAAGATACTGGGAAAACTATGAAGAAGAAAAGAAAAGACTAAAAGATGGCAAAATAAATGAGAATTCTTTCAAGACACAAAGAGCAAAAGAAAGAGCATCTTATCATGGTGTAGGAGATGTAGGAGCTCTTGCAGATATAGAATTAGAATATGCAGTATTAAACCAAGACATACAAGAAGAAGTATTTAAAGTAGCAGATAAATTAGAGGAAATGAATTCCAATCAAATAGGAGAATGGGCTCTTAAAGTATTACCTTCTGGTCATGAACTATTAGAAAGAACTGACTTCAAAGTTTCAAAATTATCTCCTAATACTATATATGAACTAGCTAATGCTGCTGTTAGGAATAATCCAGAATTACAGCCTTACTTAGAAGAAAGAGCAGGACTAAAAGTATGGGAATCAATGGAAGAAGCTAGAAATACTCCGGGTGGATTTGAAGAACTAGCCTCTTCAGCATTAAAATTAAGTGAAGATGATATAATAGAAGGTATGGAAATTGCAGGATATGATCCTTACAGTGCTACTGACAGAGAAAATTATCTAGAGTATAAATATAAAGAAGCTCTTAAAGACAGCATAGTATCAGACCAAGCACTTATAGCAAGTGGAGTATTTGCTAAAGATGATAGGATAGAAAGTAGAGAAACTAGGGTTCCTTCTGAGTCTAGTGGTAGTGGGGGAAGCAGTTTAGACTATGTTCAAGGAATGATTTTATCTCAAGGAAATGACTTAGTAAGTCAATCTCCTGAGGGATTAAAAATGCAAGAAGAAGTAATAAAAGATACCGATGAGAGTATAGAGAAGTTAGAAGAAGATATAAATAAGCAAAAAGAGATTTTAAAATTAAACGATAATCCTGATACTCGGAATAAGATAGAAGAATTAGAGATACAAAAACAAGCTCTAAGTGCTCAAAATGAAGCTATAAAAAATAATATAAATCAACTATATCAACAAGCTGGTATTTCTACAGAAGATATTGATAATATAATAGAGGATAGGATTAATATTTATAGGGCGGATCAAATGAAAAAAAATAACCAGGGTCAAAGAATGGATAGTCCTCTTACAGCTATAGATGAGTCAAATCAAAAGACATGGGAAGATCCTGAAACCGGAGAAATATATTATCTAGATCCTATTGTTTTCAACCAAATAGAAACTAATGCTAATTTTCAAAAAATTTCTATTAGGAACCAAATAGAAGCAGAAAGAAAAGAAGCTTTGGAAAAAGCAATGGAAGATCCTAACTTTAAAGTAACTAAAACTCCTTACTTATTTACAGGAGCAGATGCTGGAAAAGGATATAGTCCTATAGGAACTCTAAATGCTCAGAATAGTCTGCTATATAAAAATACTAACGGTTCAGGATGGAGTTTAGTTCTTAATGGTAGTAGTGATGCAGGCTTGGCTGCAAGTGGAGTAGTAGAAGACTTTATAAACGAGAATTCTGGAGCATTCAGTGATGGCATAGACGGGTATAAGCCTACAGGAGAGACCTTTATTTATGCTACCAATCAAGTAGATAATGCAGGACATCCTGTATATCAATTGGGTGTTGAAGGGGAGAAAGATGGTAACACTAAAATAATAAAATCTTTCCAAGTTACAAATGGAGCTATTAAAACTCCAGAATTTAGAAATATAGCAGTATCTTTAGCTCAAAGTAATGTTCCTAAGTACCAACAACTAGGGCATCAAATGCTAGCTGATATGAGGCTAGCTCCTCATCTTCGTAATATTAATTTACATACAATGGGGACCAAAGAGGTAAGAGCAATCCCAGGTTTAAAAGATCCTGTAACTCAAAAAGAATTAAAAGTCTTAAAAGATGGTACAGAGTATGCAATAGTATACGATGATCCTGAAGGAGATATAAAAATTCAGCATGATGAAAAAGAAGCTACTTATAGTGCATTTACTCCTAAAGCAGGAGGAGAAGAAGATTTATATATAAAGCTATATGATGAGCTTCAAGGAACAGAGCAAGAATTATCTAGAGATAATTTAAAAGCAGAACTTAGTTCAAATTTCTGGAATCCTCAAGAAGAGATTGATACTAGTGTTAGTGTTCTTCCTAGTCAAGATAAGGAGGGATATAGAGAAAGAGTAGCTATAGAAGCTCTATCATTACCAAAAGAAATTGCTCCTGAAAAAGTAGAACCAGTATTAGAGGAAACTTTTGAAAATATTAATTTATCAGATAGTTTATATGGTCCTGCAGCACAGCCTGTAATGATAGATTTCTTAAAAGAACTAGATAGAGTATTTAAAGGGAAGAATAAAGAAGTTGAATTAGGGGGACTATTTAGAACTAAAGCTTATAACGATAGTTTAAAATACAGTGCTAAAAATAGTTTACATACTGTAGGACTTGGAGCAGATTTCTCAGTCAAAAAAGATTCTTCAGAATATAAGACTATAATAGAATATATAAATAATAAAAACTCTTTAATGAAGAGGAAAGATAGAAAATACAAAATAAAGCACGCTTACCATCAAGGACATTTACATATAGAGCTAGTTCCTTCAAAATAAATATAATGGCAAAAGAAGACTTATTAAATCCTACTCCTTTAGATCCTGAAGATAATTTACCTTCTAAAGAAGTAAATTTAGATATACCTATTTCAATAAATCCCCCTAAAGGAAGGAAGTTCCACACTAGAACAGGAGGAATAAGAAGAGATATAGATACTTTTCCCGGATATGATCCTGCAAAATATAGTGAATATATAGGAGATGTTTTTAAACCTACTGGAGGAACAGAAGCATTGAGAGAAATGCAATCAAGATTACAGCCTTGGGATGATTTAGCAGTAAGAGGACTTGGAAGATTTGCATCAAAAGCTCTGACAGAAGTAGCAAAAATTCCAGGGTATGCTGCAGGAGGAGTAGGAGCAATAGCTACAGGAGATATTAAAACGATGGTAGATAATTCATGGATTAACTTCATAGAAGATATAGACGAGTCTGCAAAAGAAAACTTACCTGTATATGCTAGTCCTTTGCTAGAAAAAGGGAGTTTATGGGATACCATAACTTCTGGTTCTTTTTGGGCAACAGATTTTGCAGATGGACTAGGATTTCTTGTATCTATGTTTACACCAGGTATTGCACTAAAAGCAATGGGAACTGGAGCTAAAATAGCTAGAGGAGTAAATACTGCTAAATTAATGAAGTTAGGAAAACCTGCTTCTTTAGTAGATAAGGTAAGCAAAGGAGCTCCTTTAGGAACAGCAGATTTAAAATTATTAGGAAAAGCAGGATTAGTAGGAGCAGATAAAATAGATGAGATAACAGGTGTGGCAGCTAACACAATTCTAGAAGCTGCAGCAGAATCTGCAGGAACTGTAGATAATCTTAAAATGCAATTTGCACAGAAGGTCAAAAATGGAGAAATGACTCAAGAAGAGGCAGACCGGAAAATAGAAGAGGCAGGAACTAGTGTATTCCTTAATAATATAGCTTTACTCATAGGTCCCAATGTTCTTTCTTATAAAGCAGTAATGGGGAATTTTGCACCTTTCAGAAGTATGGCAAATAGACTTAAAACTTCAACAGGACAACTAGTAAAAGAAGCTCCCAAGTTAAGTGGTAAGTCTAGATTAGGAAGATTTTTAGGTGCAGTAGGAGCAGGAATAGTTAGTGAAGGTGCTATTGAAGAGGGAGGTCAATTTGCAATTGAAGATTATTATAATGACAAAGCCCTGGGAGAAACCGATAAAGATTACTTTGAAGGTATTGTAGACTCTTATAAAGAAGCTTGGGATACTTTAGAAGGACAAAAAGCTATGTTTATAGGAGCATTATTAGGGGGAGGAATGGGTTCAATACAAACTCTACGAGAAGATGCTGCATTTAAAAAGAATGCCAATAATGTCTTTAAAATGTTACAAAAGACTAATTCTGATTTTGCGGCTAATCTTACTAATTTATATAAGACAGAACTTTTTACAGATGAAGAAGGGGAGCAGAAACTAAGATATATTCTAGATGAAGATACTAAACAGCCTGTAATAGATCCTTTAAAAGTAGAACAATACTTTAAAAATGTCGCAGATGGTACTTTAACAGATCTTTATATGCAAGTAGCAGCTATGGCAGATAATAAAGATCTTTATGATACTGCTTTTAACGATATGATGACTAGATTAGTAGTTCCCTATGCTTCTATAGAAGGAGGAATGGAACTGTTAGAAGGACAACTAGAAGCTATTTCAGAAAGTATGGCAAAGAGTATGGCAGAAACTGAAGGGATTAATATATCAGAAAGATCATCTGAGATAAAATCAGAGTTAATGGAAAAAGCTGAAAAAATAGCTAAAGACGTTAACTTTATGGATATATATGATAATACATATTTTGATATAAAAATACCTAATAAAGGATATGCTAAGCAGAGGGATGAGTTTATAGAGAAAATTAAAAAAGCTGTGACCTATAAATCAGCAGAGCAAAGATTTCATCAAGATAAAATGGATGAGCATACTGCAGAAAATGAAACTATAGAATCCCAAGAGTCGGTTACTGAACTAGATAAACAGAAGATAGATCAGAACAATAAACTAATAGGGGAGCATGAAAAAATAAGAGATCAAAGAATCCAGGAGGTAAAAGATCTTCTCAATAAAAAACTACAGCAACAAGCTTTTGCTGCAGAAGTACAATTACAAGAGGCTAAAAAAGCAGAAGCAGAGAAACAAAATCCTGATAAGAAAGAACAAAGTGCTAGACTTTCAGGATACTTAAAAGAATTATGGGACAAAAATACATTTGCAGAAGAGGTTAAGTTTGAAGATCTAGAAGGTACTGTACTTCACTCTTCTGAATTAAATATAGGGCTTCCTGAAGATGTCAACTTAGAAGACTATTTAGCAGATACTTCTTTAAAAGATGCGGGAGTAAAAATGCCTCCTAACTTTACAATGACTAAGGTTACGAGAACTGGTAATATAGAATTAACTAGTACTAATCCAGAGATAACCCAGAAAGCTTTTCTAAACCAAGATGGAAGTTTTGTATTTGGAACTGCCGATAATCAATATAGGATAGATTCCCCTCAAATAAATGTAGTAAGGGAAGCAAAAGAAATGAGGAAAGAGCTTAAAGTGGAAGCTAGACTAAAATCACTTTATAGTGAAGGAGAAAGGACTGAAAATAAAGACGGCACTTTTACAGTAAAGAGAGGAACCAAAGGAGTAATTCAATCTCTAAGAGATCAGATAGAAAGAATAGAAAAAGGTATAGGAAGGAAGTTTGAAGAGATAGATATTTTAATGAAAGCTGCAGAAAGAGCTCTTGCTAATAAATCTGGAAGAGCTTATATCAATGTTCAAGGAACTAAAATAGCTTTAACTGTTAAAGCAATAGAAGATAGAATACTTGAAATTAGAGAAGGAGAAAAGACAATAGACCCTGCTACAGGAGAAATTATTATTGTAACAGAGGGTATTGATCAACTTAGCGCAAAAAGATCAGTTAAAGAGGAAGAGATGGAGGTCTCCAAGCAAGAATATAGGAAACTCAAAAAGGGATTCCGAGCTAAAGACCCTTCAGTAACTGTAGATTTCGCTGTAACCAGTGAAAAACTACTAGAAGAAATTACTCAAGAGATAGAAGAATGGTCAGAGATCATTAAAGCTACAGAAGCAAAGATAAAAACAGTAGAAGGAGCATTAGGTAAGCTAAAAGCTCTTCTAAAAGGGGCCTATACTTTATATAAGAAAGCGTTAGAAACTTTCTTTCCTACAGGAGTTCCTATTTTAAATATAGAAAGTATTGATGAAATAGCAGCTAATGAGGGATTAAGAGAACAGGTAGATGCTATTTTAGGAGCTTCCATGGAAGGAAGAAAAAGAGGAATAGAGAAAATTGAAGATAAGATACAAGTAAAAGAGGCACAGCTGGAGGAACTTAATAAAAAATTATTAGAATATAAATCTAAATTAAACAGAGTAAATCCTGCTACAGGGGTATTAATAGAAGGTAGTTTAGAAAAAGCATTAAGACATAAAAAAGCTGCTTTAAAAAGATTCTATCAAGAATATTTAAATCTTGCAAAAGGAGTAATTGAACAGCCTAAGATAGATCCAGAAGATGTAATATTAGGGAAAGAGGATGCTTCTTCTCCTGAAAGTAGCTATGATAAAGCTATGGAGAAAGCTGAAGAAGAATTTTATAATCCTGAAATTCCTGTAAATAAGAGTGCTCTTCCTCCATTTTATGACTGGAAATCTTTTTTCAGAACTGCTTCCAATCAAGAATTGGCAGATCCTGATAGTCCTAACTATGATCCTAATGTAGGAGCATGGTTTAAATGGTTAGAAGAGTATGATCCTGCTTCTGGGACAAGATCAACTATGATATATTCCTATGATATATTAGACCCCAAATTAGAGGATTATGTAACCTTCTTTGTAAGAGGATTTAGGGGAGAGGGAGCACAGCTTACAAAATCACAGATAAAAGAATTAACAGGAGAAGAAAGGATAGAAGCTTTAAATGCTATTAGAGAAGAAAAAGAACTGAAAGTAGTAGTAGTAAATAAGAAAAGCAAAGATCCTGTATTTGAAGTAGGAGAAGAAGGAGATACCAGAGCAGTATTCACTAGTTTACCTTCTGGAGTAGTAGAAACTCTTTACACTAAAGAATCTGGATATGAAAGATTTAGTTATGAGAAGTATAAAGAAACAGAAAGAAATAGGATAAAAAAGAATATAGAAAATTATGATAAACTAGACGAAGAAGAAAAAGCTGTAGTAGATAATGATATTGAAAAGAAAGTAGAGTCTAGGTTAGCAAAAAGAAAGAAAGAAGAAGGAATTCTATGGCTAGAATGGAGACAGCAATTTTTCCCAGAAGAATCTGGAAGGACTGTAAAGCCTCTGGAAATGGGAATAGCTTATAAAAATCCTGGAGCTAAACAAATAGATGCCGAAGTACCATGGGGACCTGTAGAAACAAGAATAGTAGAAACCCAAGAAGATTTAGAGAAATTACAATCAGAAGGAAATGTATTTGTAGCTACTAAAACTTCAGAAACTATTGGGGGAAGAGTATATCCCCTTAAGAAGGGTGCCTTCTATGTAATAAATCAAGGAAGAGTAGAATATCTAAAGCCTAAAACATTAGAGGAAAGTGGAGAAACAGAAAGAGTTTTGGACCTTTTAAGGTATTATGCTCGCTTAGATAGGACCTCTGAAGACTCTTCTACTAAACAATTAGTAGAAATGCTGAGGGAAAATTTAGGATCAGTAATGTATTTTAACTATCCTAAATCTGATAAAAAGCCTCAAGACTTTCCTTATAAAATTTATATGACTCCTAGTACTTTGTACTTTGGAGCTAATAAGATAAGTGTATCAGAGTTAGTAAATAATAGAGAAGGAGCTAAAGTAGAAGAGCTAAGAGAATTTTTAAATTCAAAATATCATCACGCTGAAGTTAGAGCATTAGGAAAAAATAAATCTAAATACTCAGTATTTGAAGTTGTTGATCCTAATGACTTAAGTAAGGGCTTAAATGAGAGGGAGTATACTAAAAAAGAAGGAGGATATTTAGGATACTTACTAGCAGAGGAAGACGATGGTACCTCTGCAGGAACTGCTAAATTTACTACTAATGTACCCCCCTTAGGAGATCCTTCAATGCCTCAGTATTTAAATAGTTCTCTAGAACTAAGTGAAAATGTAGAGGTAAAATCAGCTAGAGTAACGAGTCCTGAGTATAAGAAAAACGAAAAAACTAAAGCAGCATCAATAGCTAAAAATACAAAATATAAAGGAAGAGGAAGAGGAAGAAGAGGGACAGGAAGACGGGGAACAGGATCAAGGAAGAATAGAGTTATCGTAGAGAGGGGAGATACAAAATTAACTATTGAAGGGGAAGGAGAAATTTCATCAGATGCTATATCATCAGCAACAGATATTTTTGTGCCTTCTTCAATGGATGATGCTGTAGAAAGTGGATTTGCTAGTACTGTTGCTGTAAGTCAAAATTACCATAAAAATCCTTTAAGAGAAGAGTTAAGATTAGCAACAGAAAATACTGAAGAATACTATGATATATTCTTAACTAATATAATGAGAACTGGTAAGTATACTGAAGAAGAGGCTAAAAAAGCTTGGGATAGAAAATGGAGTCTAGAAGAAAGAATGGGGAATCAAAAGAAGAGACAAGTAGACGAAAGTAAAGAAAAAGCTATCAAATTAATGATGGAGATGGGGGGATTATCTAGAAAGGAAGCAGAAGAAAAATACGAGAATAATAAAGATGAGGAAGATGATGTAGAAGATAGAGACAGACTTGCGGATCTTAATAGACTAGAAAAGGTAATGAACTCTAAAGAAATAGAGTGGTTCAGACAAAAATATCCTGAAGTTCCTATAATTAATATTGCAGGATTAATAGGAGGAAGAAGCTATGGAAGATTAACGACTAGTTTACAAGTATTATTATCTGATATTGCTACTGAAGGTACTTTATTTCATGAAGCTTTCCATATAGTTACTCAAATATTTATGGATCCTGCAGAAAGAGAAGCTATGTATCAGGAAGTCAGAGAAAGACTAAAAGGACAAAAAGTAAGAACATACAATGAAGAAGGTACTGAATATATAGAAGTAGAAGGAGAAAACCTTACAGATGATCAAGCAGAGGAATTTTTAGCAGAAGAGTTTAGATCTTTCATGTTAGCAGAAGGAAATTATACTTTTCCTGAATCTGCAAAAGAAGAAAAAAGCTTATTCCAAACAATATGGAACTTTATAAAAGATTTTTTTAATACTCTAAGAGGAAAAAAGAATGAAGCTCCTTATACATTAGAACAGATATTTAAAGATATTGCAGATACTCCAAGTTATGAATTATCAAATAGAAAAGGTGAGCTTATAAAAGAACTTGATAGAATACCTAGAGAAAAAATAGTTACTACAAATAGTAAAGGAGAATCAGTTGTATCAGAACAAGAACCTTTTAATGAAACTTACTCTTTGACACTGATCAAGGATTTTAATTATAAATTTTTTGACCAGCTATTAAATAATAAAGGAGAAAATGCTTCTACACAGCTTCTAGATTTCAATGAAAGTACATTAAAAAATATATGGATAAATACTCTTTTATCCTATATGAAAGAACTAGACACTTTAAATAAAAGAAAAGAACCTAAAGATTTAGGAAGAAAGCAGCTTGTTTCTGATATAGTGGATAATTTTAGAAATATAAGAGAAGAACATATTAACTTCTTAAAACAGTATGGAGTTGGAATACAAGGTGATTTACTAGAAGATCTAAGAGAAGATCCTGAAACTGCAGCTGAAAGAGAAACAAGAGATAATAGAGGGTGGACAGAAAGTAATACTACTTCTGCTAAAGCTATAATGCCTCCTGCCATTAAACTTATAATTGCAGGTTTATCTCTTAAAGAAGAACTAACCTCAGATTCTTTGGAGGAAGAAATAGCACTCCTAGAGCAAAAATTAAAGAGAGCTAAATCTCCAAAAAATGTTCAAAAAGAAATAGAACTACTACAAAAGAAACTAGAGGAAGTAAAAGGTAAAGTAATTGATACTGAAACAGGAAAAGAAACTTACTATAGTTTATATATAGAGAAATTAAAGAAAGCAAAAACTAAAGAAGAAAGAGCACGAATTGAGAAAAGATATGATGTAGTTACCCCTAAAAGAAAATTTAAAGAGAAAAAAATAGGTAAATATTTAGCAAATGCCACTGTTAGATATGGAAATACTATTAATAAATTGCAAAATGAATTAATAGGATTAAACGAAGAAGAGGTTATAGCTAAGATATTAGAAATGTCTTATAAAAATCCAGAATTTTCTGCCCTTATAGACTGGTTAAAATTAAATGTTCCTCAGAGAAACTTATCTAAAGATGATATAATACTCCAGACCCAGTTCTTTAATCATTTTAATATGAATAAGAATAACCCTTACATAACTTTAGTTACAAGGGATGGTAGTTTAATTTTAAAAGATGCAGTTAATTCTTCCAGCTCAACTAAATTATTAGATGAATGGAGAAACAATATAAAAGCGCAAGATTTAAAAAATACGTTATTTAAAAAAGGATATTACGGAGGAATTATCATAGATAAAAATAAGAAGATAACTTTATCCAGGCAGTCTGGAACTATAGAAGAATTAGACACCGCTAAGATTACTCCAGAAGATCAGTACTCTTTACTTCTAGCCATGGGACTAGATATACCAGTAGCTTTTTCTGAATTAACAGATGTAGGAAAATTAAATGGAGTAGATTGGATTATAACTACAATACAAGAAAAATTAGGAAAAGGAGAGAAAGTATCTATAGATGACATATTTACAAAGGAAGGACTGGATGTTACAGGCAGGATAGGGGAAATGGTAGAGTATTTATCCTCTTTAAGTGGAGAAATTGTGGACCTACAATATGTTAATCAGGAAGGGAAGACTGAATATTCTGTTACTTTAAATTCTTCTCTTTCTAATATTATACATCGACTAAACAGAATTGCCAGGAAAGTAAAAGAACTTAAAGGAAAACCAGATTCTCAATTACTCATAGATCAGTACTTAGAATCTGTAGAAGACATTTTACTGCCTTTTAGTGAAAATAATCCTAATGGAAATCTATATAGTACTAATTCTGATTGGATATCTAAAATAAAAGAAGGAAAAGAAATCCAATTAGTATTGCTAAGAGGGATGAAGGAAATGACAGATACTGGTATAGATACTTCTAACCTTACACATGCAGATTTTGTGGCAATGTCTTTTAATACTACAATGAAAGGAATGTTTCCTTTTCTCAGAGCTGCAGATAGAAAATTAGAATATGCTTTTAAAATAGAAGGGGAAGAAGTAGATTACTCTGCGGATTTAGGAGACTTTCTATATGACTTTAAGAAGTATCTTATAGATGAATTATTAACTGTAGGAGGATTAGTGAAGTTTGGTATAGGAGAAAATGTAAAGAACTATAGGGAGAATGGGCAAGATTTAAGATTCTTTAAGAGCATATTACCTGATGGATTTATAGAAGATTTCAAATCTAGAATAACTACTGAAGAGATACAAGACTTAAATGATCTTCAAAAAATAACTGAAAAGTTTGTAAGAAATAAAGAAAGATTAATAGAAAGAAGATTATCTATTTATTTTAATGATTCTAAAACAAGAATAAAAGAGAAACTATTAAATAATAGAGTTATTGATAACCTTGGAGATGTCTATAGATCAAATGGTATAGATACCGATATCATATCTAACTTAGGACTAGATCCAAAAGAAATTACTGAAGAACAATTAAATATTATAACGGATATTTTTAGTTATGCTTCTTTAAAAGCTAACATAGAACAAACTAAAATATTCACTGGAGATCCTGCTATGTTTGCAAGTATAGAAGCTTTCCATAAAAGAACTACAGGAGCTGCTTCTACTCGTCAATCTTCCAGAAATGGAGGGTCATTTGAAATAGCTTTAAATAAAGAATACACCAGAGCTGATGGAAAAATTTATGATGGAAATGCTAGAAAAATAGTATATACTGATGCAGATGCAATACCAGAAGAATATCCTGGAGAAATAGCTACAGAAGGAGATGCTCAAGGAAGAACTACCTTGGACGGACATAGGGAAATATTACTAAGACAAGGAACCTGGAGAGAAGAAGAGAAAACTTACCAATATGAAATGCAAAGTTTCTTCTTAAATATGTGGAGAAATAAAAGAAATTTTAATCGTAATCTTGTCACTAAGGAGATGTTTATTAATATGTTTGGGGAACATACTAATGGAAAAATGCCATCTTCTCCTATGTATAAAGGTGAAATAATAGATAATCTAGGAGATCTTCCTGCATTACCTCCAATAAAACCTCAAGGATTTGGGCATATTACTGGCTTATCTAATCTTCAAGCTACTGATTTTACTAAGCTATCTTTGGCTCCTATAATGTTATCTACACTTAAGTCTGGAGATCCTATGTTTGAGAGAGTATTAAACATGATGGAGAATCAGATAGATATTGGAGTATTCATATCTGGAGAGAAAGCTGCAGCTTATGTTAATAATAAAGGAGAACTACAAGATTACTATGATGAAAATGGCAGTCCTGCTCCCATTAATGAAAACTTAATTCAATCACAGAGTTTTCAAGATTTTGGGATACAGCTAGAGATAGATCCTAAAGGAAAAGAAAAAACTAAAAAAGCTACTCAGCAAGAAAGACTATTATTTGTAGATCTTTTTAATGTAGGAAAAATAGATTTGAAATCTAAGGATTCAAAATCAAAAATAGAGAACTTAAGAGAAGAAAGAAAAGGATTAACTAATGAGTATGTTAAAAGAGAAAGAGAAAGACTAATATCTAAATTAGGATTAGAGGAGACTAAAACTGGAAAATTTAAACTAGTAAATAATGATCCAACAAAATTTAGAGAACTATTATTAGAGGAGCTTACTAGAAGACAAATGCCTTATAATATCATGGAAGGAATGAATCTTGCAACTACTAGTGAGAATAAATTAATGGATACTCTTATTACCAAAGATAATATAGAAAGTATTCTAATGGGACTAGTTAGAAACAAGGTAATTTCTACTAAAGTAAATGGATATCAAGCAGTTCAAGAAGCATCTACAGGGCATGAAAAGGGAGATAGAGTATGGACTACTATTAAGAAAAAAGATGGAACTACTCAAAAAGTTCTCACTAATAACTATTTAAAGTCCTATACTAAAAATGAAGATGGTACTATTTCTCCTATGGAAGTAGAGATTCCCTTACCTAAAGAATGGAATACTTGGGTCTCCACCCTGAAGTATGAGACAGGAGAAACTACCTATAAGGGTCTAGAGGCCTTAAATAAAATGATAGAAGAGGGAGATCCTCGTATAGATAAAAAATTACTGCTTATTACTGGAAATCGTATCCCAGCAGATGGTCTTCATAGTTTAGATGCAATGAAGGTAAAAAACTTTTTACCTACACACTTTGGACAAAAAATAGTTCTTCCTACTGGTATAGTTATAAAAGCAGGGTCTGATTTTGACATTGATAAACTTTCAATATATCTACCTAATGCAAAAATGACTAATAAAGGTCCTAAATATGTAAAATATCAAACTGATCCTCTTACTAAAGAAAGAGTAGAAGAAGTATATGATAGAAGATATGGAGCTTTAAATAGAAGATTTGAGAAATTAGAAGAGTTAAGAGCTAATGCTGAAATAGTCGCAGGTCAAGATAATGCAGAAGTTACCAAACTACTTTCTGCTATATTTGAAACAGATCTAGACATTTTAGAAGAAGAGGTCCTAGAAACTACTATAGAATTATTTAAGTCTAAATTAAACTTAATAGGATATAGGTATCAGGATTATGAGGATTTGAAAGAAAAAATAGGAAAAATACCTACCAAAGCAGAGTTTGTAGAAAAATATGAGGGTAAAAATCCTGTAGTATTAAATACTAAAAAATCTATAGAAAATAGAATGATAGAGATAGCATTAGATACTATTCTTATCTCTGAAAACTATGATCAGCTTTTAAACCCAGTAGCCGCTGAAACTCTTAAAAGACTTTCTTCTGAAGTTAGAACTGAAAATAAAGAACTAAAATATTCAGATTTGATGGAATGGTCCTTCAATATGGAGGTAGCTAGAAATAACTGGGAAGGTATTAGAGGAAGAGCAATGGCAGCTATAGCTACCGCCTCTCACTCTTTAACTCAGATAGTACCTATTACTATAGAAGACAACCATTTTGAAATATACCTAGAAGGTCAAGAACGTAAAAATGGAAAATACTTAATGGGTCATGTTAAAGATATGGATGGCCAAATAATTTCTAATAATCTAGGAGAATTCTTAACAGCATATGTAGATGTAGCTGCAGATCCCTTTATTAGATTTTTAAATATGGGACAGAATGTATTTCCAGTTTATAATATGCTTCAAAGATTTTCAAATTCTACTCCTGCATCTTTGGAAACATTGATGTATTTTTTCACACAGCCTATTATACAAGATTTAATCCATCAGAGGGAAATTAATTCTTCTATCTTTCTAAAGGCATCAGGAAGAAATAGATCTTTTAATGATATTATAGAAGATCTTGCATTTAGCTATGGGGGGAATACAGAAAACTTTGAGTCTACTCATTATAAAGATATGAGAGAAGGGGAAACTGAACTTGAAAAATCTACTGCAGAAAAATTAGTAACAAAGGCAAAATATCTTAATTCTTTACCGGGTAGGTATTCTCATCTTTCAAAGAATAAACTAAAAAAAGTAAAAGATGGTATAGAAAAAGGAAATAGATTACCTGAATATTTAAAAGTTCAATTACAAGTATTAGATAATTTTTTATTCTACGAAGAAGCTTCTAAATCTTTAAAATCTTTTCAGCAAATAGCGAGACCTGATGCTGCCTTAGGAGCAAGAAGGAGTTCTTTAAAAATAAGAGAAGATAAAATAGAAAAATTAAAAGAAGAGAAATTCTTATCTCCAAAAGATATAGAAAACCACTTAAACCTAACTTATCTTAGAGAATACAATAGAACTCAAGAAGAAGTAATTCCTATATATAGTGAATTCTTTTTCACAGATAAGTATGGGGATATTCTTATAAATAGAAAAGGAGATACTTTAGGAGATTTTTTAACAAAAATGATGTCTCCTTATCTTAGTAAAAAGGCGAACATGTCTGAAAGAGACTTATATAAAGTAGCTCAGAATATAGAAAATGCATTAATTACCTTTATACTACATACTCAAACCTCTTCTATTTGGAAAAAGGATAGTAAGGATATACCAAGATCTTTAAATGAATTCTATGAAGATCTACTACTTACTACTAAATCTCCTGCTAAAAACATTAAAAAGATAGATAAGGAAGTAAGAAAAAAGGAAAAAACTCCTAAAGGGGAAGAATCAAATATGTTATTTTCTAAGCTAATTCCTCTTATAGAAGAATATGTTGGAAGAAGAGGTAGGAAAAGATCTTTAAATAATATAAAGCTTCTTAATTTAAAATACACTACAGAGGAGCTTAATAGCATGACTACTAATTTCTTAGAATTATTTGAATCTGGTAATCCTAAAATGGAAGAATTTGCAAAGGATCTTATGAAATTACAATTAGTACAGTCTGGAGTGTCTCCTTCTGTAATATCGTTTGGAAAAATAGTCCCAGAAGAATATTTTCAACCTACTTCAAAAGTAGTAATAGATCAATGGATAGACTCCCATATTAAAAAGAGAAGTTATGGCGTAGAAGACTTTTTAGAAAATTTCAAAACTAACTTCTACAGAGGATCTTGGAATAATCCTGTAGTAGTACCAAGAAAAAATGCTAAAAAAGTAATGAGTAATAGAATTACTTTATACACTGGAGAGCAGATTGATAAATATGATCCTAATAAGACAAGAATACATATATATAGAAAAGACAAGGATGCTGGGATGGATTACTTATCTGTAGAAGGATATAGTGTATCTTACCAAAGAGTAAGAGAATTACAAAAAGAAGCAAGAGAGGCAGGAAGACCCTATGCTACTATACCTACTGAAATATATCTTTTTAAGAAAGTTTACAATGTAGATGGGACTCCATTGCTATCTAATAATAGAAGATCTTATGTATACGATAGAGTAAGCAAATTAGGAGATGGAATGTATTTTACCGAATTCTATAACAATTCTGATCCTAGCTCTATATTATCCTACAATAAAGTATCCTTTGTTAAGTCTCCTAAAAAGAAAAAGAAAGTTCCTACTCCTAAAGATCTTAAGAAAGCAGAAACAGAAAGAGATAAAGATCCTCCAATAGAATTAGATAAAATAAAACAACAGAAAAAAACAAAATCTATTACTAAAACTAGAGTAATAGAAGGAGATATTTTTAATTTAAAAGGAATTCCTGTTGTTACTACCAACCTAGGGGGAGTACATGGTGCAGGACTAGCCCAAATTGCTGCATCTAAGGGCCTAATTAAGAGAGGAGATGGTGACTTTAAAGCAACTAATAATGTAGTACAGTTACCGGTTAAAAAACATTGGAGAGATTCAATGAAAGATAACGATAATATAAATCTACTTAAAAGTGGTCTAGAAAGTTTAGTTAATACTGCCAGATCAAATCCTAGTAAGACTTACCTACTGCCTTTAGCAGGACTAGGACATGGAGAAGGAAGTGTATCTGAAATTTTGCCTTTATTAATCAAAACAATAAAAAGTAGTCCAAATATTAAATTAGTACTTCCAGGAACTGGAGTTAATTTAGGAAGACAGGGTACAGTAAGAAAAGACTATACTAGAAAGAATATACCTAAAATAAAAGAAATGCTAACTGAGGCAGGGCTATTAGGAGGACCTTCTACTAAAGGAGATATTAAAAGAGATATGCCTTCTTTATTTGGTTCAGAAGTTTCTCAGTCTCCTGCAGGACAGGCAGTTGAAGAAAGAATGAGGACTTTTTTAAAGGCAATAGGAGTGGATATTAAGGAAGTGTCAAGAATATATGATAGAAGAGGAAAAGTACTTAATGCACATGGTTTAGCTAAGTTATCTAAAAAGGTAGTACAAATTACAAAAGGAGAAAAGGGACTAAATCAACTACCTGAAGAAGCTGCCCACTTTTTTGTAGCAATGCTGCCTAAAGAAAGTTCCCTTAAAAAAGCAATGTTTGATAATATAACCAACTACGATATTTATCAGGATACTGTAGAAAAATACGGGGATTATTATGGAGGAGATATAGATGCAATAAAGGAAGAAGCTGTTGGTAAATTAATAGCTAAGAAGATAATAGATATCCAGAATGGTAATATTGATAATGAAGGATTCTCAAGTACACTTAGCTCTAGACAACAGTCACAGCTAAATACTTGGTTTGGACAACTGCTAAGATTAATTAAAAATTGGTTCTCCAAGATAAAAACTGATCCTTATGTAAAATCTGCATATAAAATGCTTCAAGCAGATGTATCAAATCTAGTCCCAGAGGTAAGTAAGGAAGTAGCTGAGGAAGAAATGCCTTCCTTAGAGGCAGATAAGACTTTTGAAAAAGAAAAGAAAGAAGCAAGTGAAAAATATCTTAAAAAAGATCCTTACTGGTTTGATGGAAAACAATACAGCGAAGACAAAATATTCTCAAATGCAACAGCAGAAAGAATAGCAAATACTATAAGTCAAAACTATCCTTCTATTGAAGCGAAAATAGTAAATATAGAGGAAGGGAAGGCTAGAATTAACTTATACCCTTCCAGAAAAAATGTACCTGGTATTGAAGAAATAGAATTAAAAGAGGCAGAGAATAATAACAAGAGAAGAAATAACACTATAACTAATGTAAAACAAATCAGTGGAGTAAGTTCTTCTCCAGTTTCATCATCGTCAGAGGCTATGAATGAATTAATGGTTAACTTTGAAGAATACTTCCCTCAGTTTGCACACTACTCAAAAGAAGAAAGGGAAGCTATCATAGAATACATGGCTAGTGGGCATATAGAAATTAAATGTAAAAGATAAAAAATGGCAGAATGTGTAACCATTACTCCCTCCCCCCAGGAGGCTAGTAATATGATAAAAGACAGAGAAACTTTTTTCAATGTACTTCCTGATCAAACTGCAGAAGAGACTGTTAAAAGGCTGGAACATACTTCAGATCTAATAGGAATAGAAGAGCACAAAGTATTTGAAAAGGGGAAGGAAATAATAAAACCATTATACACCATATTAGAAACTGGAGCCATTGCTGCTAGAAGAAGAGTCAGTGAATTAGCTAAAAGAACTTTTAAAAGATATAAAACAGAGGAAGAGATAGAAAGAATGTCTCAATTACCAGACAATAAATTAAAAAGAGAAGGGGGAGTTTTTATACATGCTTTAGCACAAGAGATAGTTGAAGACATAGTATATGGAAAACAAAAATCAAAATCAAGACTAAGAGAATTAGCTAGAACTAGTTCTTATAAGATAAGCACAACACAGTTTAATAATTTTTACAAAGAGGTAGGAGATGTAGTTAAGCAAATATATGAACAGCAAAGAGCAATAAACAGGAGAACAGGAGAAAAAGGAAAAGTTAAAATCATCACTGAACAGACTGTTATAGATCCAGTATTTGATATTGGAGGAACTATAGATCTATTGGCAGTATTTAGTGATAATACTGCAAGTATATATGATTGGAAATCAATGTCTCCTTTTGCAGAATATGTAACTGGGTATGGTTCCAAAACAAAGATAATTAAAGAATTTATTCCTTTTGGAAAAGAGGAGGCTTTTAGAATTCAAATACAGGAATATAAAAGAATACTAAAAGAATCTTATGGGGTATCTGATGTAAGGCAAACTAGAGTTATTCCTGTACATGTACAATATAAACTTAAATCTAAAAAAGCCAGAGTAGGGATAGAACCAGGAAACTTTTATACTGGAGAAATAGCTCTACTACAAACCGGAGAAAAATCTTCAGAATTTCTTAAGCAGTTGCCAGTAGGAGTTGAAAAAACAGGGTATAATGAATTAGATGATTTTGTAAAAAAGCAATTAAGTCTTGTTGAAGAGTTAAGGAGCAAACAAAGTCAACTTAAAGGAGATAGGAATAGATGGCAAACCTTGCAAAATAAAATACAAAGAATAAAAAATGCTACAACAGATATTATACTAGAACAGAATTTTGTAGAATTATATTCTGTTATAGATTTCTTAATAACGGACTTTGAAGAAAATTCTGAAAACATGTCCTTAGAAGAATTAGAAGAATTAGAAAAAGAACTTAATGTCTATGGAGGTATTATAGAAAGTACTGATGAATGGATCCAAGATCTTTCAGATAAAGATAAGAAAGAAGAAATACAAGATATAATAGATGATAATGTGCCTGCAATACAAAGAACTTTAGCCAGGATAAAAAGTAGAATATTAGAAGAAAGTGTTGCAGATATAAATGAAGAATACAAAGATTCTAGTGGAAAATTAAAAGCGCAAGCTGAAGAAGGTTTTATGAAGAGAATGTTTGGCAGATTATCTGAATTTTCTCATCCCATCTTTAAAAAATTCTCTGAATTAAAAGACAATGCTATATATAAAAAGAGAGAGGCATTAAAAATGCTAGGCCAAGAGATTGAAGATAAACAAAATGCATTATTTAATTGGGGAAAAACTAGAGGATATAATAAAACACAAACTTTTGATCTATTAATAAATAAAGAAACAGGGAATCTATATAGCCATCTGTCTAAAGAGTTTTGGGATACTTATAATAATGCTATAAAATCAAGAGATATTAAATGGTTAAAATCTGTTTACTTATTTAAAAATAAAAAAGAATGGAAAGAGGAATATAATGAGAGGTTAAATCAACAAAAAGCATATTTAAAAGCCAAACATAATAATCTAAAAGTATGGAAAGACAAGGCAGGAAATGTACTTAAAAGTAAACAGCAGCTGTCAAAGGCATATGCAAGAGACTTAAAAAATTGGGAAAAAGAATGGAACTTAGAAAGGTACGATAATGCTTGGTTAAATCAAAGAAATAGATACCATCTAGAACTTAAAGAAGAAGTAGTAGAAAATAATTATTCTTCCCAATATAAACTTATAAAAGATAACAAGCCTCTCTTAGATTTCTACGAGATGTTTGAAAAAAATAATTTAATATTTAGAGAAATATTAGGTGTAAATTATAGAGACCTTCCTCCAAATTTTTTACCTAATATAAGGAGAGAAATGATGGAAAGAATGATAGATGGAGGATTTGATATAGCAGGAGCAGGGAGAGAATTTGTAAATTCATTAAATGTAAGAGAAGAAGATGAATTCATGGGATATAGAGATCCTCAAACAGGGGAGATAGAAAAAAAGATACCTAAGTTATATTTGAATAAGTTTCTAAATGCAGATGGTAAGGTAAACTTAAGCGAAAAATCTTTTGATTTAGGAAGAACTCTTTATTTATTTGGAGAAATGGCATATAACTATAAGTATATGCAGGAAATAGAAGCTCAAACTTTAGGATTAAAACTTGCCATGGAAAAGACAAAACATATGGCAAAAGGAACTAGAGGAAATATTTTAAAAGATGTATTAGGAGAAAAGGCAGAATTATCTCAAGGAAAAGCTTCTAATATGTATAAATTATTTGAGGCATTTACTGATTTTTATTTATATGGAATAAAATACACACAAAGAGGAACAACGGCTAATATTCTGGGAAAAGAAGTAAATTCTACTAAAGCTTTGCTGGCAGCTAAGAATTTCTTTGGGATGAAGATATTAGGATTTGCAGTAATTCCTGGTACTGCTGCTTGGATAGCAGGTAGAACAGCAGCTTATCTTGAGGCTAAAAAAGGAATTACTTACACTGAAGAGCAAATGGCAGATACTATGAAAATGTGGGCCACTGAAAGAGAGAAATATATGGCTATTTCTAATTTCTTTGACATACATGTAGAAGAAATGTCTTATAGAAAAGCCATGGAACTTACCTCCAAGAAGAGTGTAGAATGGTTAAATTCCAGAACATTATTTTCTCCTTTAAGAAAAGCAGATGAAAATATAGATAATCATGTTCTAGTAGCTATGTCTCATAATTATGGGTTCGACAAAGAAGGTAACTTAAAAAGACTAACTAATTTACCAGAAGGTGCTAAATCTATAGCAGAAAGTTTCAAAGTTAATAAAGAGACAGGAGAGATATCTGTAGATGGTATTACTCAAAATGGATATATGGCTTTTAGAAATGCAGCAAAAGCAACTTCTGTTAGTATAAAAGGTGCAATATCAGAGGAGGATACTAACTATGCCAATTTAAATCTATGGGCAAATCTAGTAATGCAGTTTAAAACATGGATGCCGGGATTACTTAAAGAAAGATTTGGTACTCTTTACTTTGATGAAAGAATAGATGCTGCTAGATATGGAAGATATCAGGCTGTTTTTTCTGAATTTCAATATGAAGATGGAATGGGACTAATGAAGTTTATAGGAAATGTAGTTGTACCTAACCTTGTTCGTTTAACTATTGATTTAGGAACTTTTGGATATGCACAGGGACTTTTAGGAAGAGTAGATGAAAAAAGAGCAAAATTGTTTTATAATAAATGGAAACTAGAAAATCCAGAAGAAGCTAAAAATCTAACTTTTGAAGCTTTTTTAGAAGTAAAACAAGCACAAGTAAGAGCAGCTTTGGTAGAAGCAAGAGTAGTAATTGGATTTTTAGCTCTAATAGCATTCTTAGGAGCTGAGGGAGATGATGATGAACCTAGATATATGAAAACTTGGTTGGGAAGAACTTTATATAAAACATTAAATAGAGCACATTCTGAAATAACTTTTGCTCTCACCCCTTCAGAGTTAATTAGACTAGTAAAAAGTCCTCTACCAATGGCAGGTTTATTAACAGATGTGTACAAAACACTTAAGAATACTGTGGATGAAGGATATCATTTTGTAACAGGAACTCCTGATCCATACGATAAAACCCCCTTCTTTTATTACTCTAGCCAGTGGATTATTGGAATGAGTCAATTAAGAAGATTAGTAGAAATGTTTGAACAGGATAAGAAAAGTCCTTACTAAGAAAAGACAACGAGAAAAAAAATGTAAAAAGAGTCCTCTCAAAAGAAAGGACTCTATATTTACCATTGTATTTCATAAGAAACGGCATCCTCTTCTTTAGCAATTGCTACTTCTTTTAAAGCTAAGTTACATTTGCTAAAATGTTTGTTGCCAAAAAATCCCCTACCTGCTGAAAAGGGGGAGGGATGTGCAGAAGCTAAGATAAAATTTGTATCTCTACTTATACAATCTAGATAACCTTTAGCATGTTTTCCCCATAGCATATAAACTACTGCAGGGACGGTATCAGATATTCTTTTTAATACAGTTCTAGTAAACTCATTCCATACCTCAGCATGAGAACCCGGTTTACCTTTTTCCACTGTAAGAGCTGTATTAAGAAGTAATACTCCTTGTTCAGCCCATCTATCTAAATTACTGTCTTGCTCTAATTTAAAGCCTTCATAGACATCTTCTTCCACTTCCTTGAAGATATTCCTCAAAGACGGAGAAATGCTCTTATATTCATCCTCATTGCTAAATGCGAGGCCTGTAGCACTCCCATCGTGATAAGGATCTTGTCCAAGAATCACTACTTTTAGATTATCTAAAGGACATAATTCAAATGCTCTAAAGATTTTACTTCTTTCAGGATAATATTGTTTCTTATTATTTTTAAGGAAGAATCCTATTTCTCTAAATTTCTCAGAGATTAAGATATCTTCTAATAAGTCATACCATCCTTCGCCAAATGTTTCTCTTAATTTATTCATTTTAATATAGTTTTACACTGTAGTTCTTTTTCTTTTGCTTCTAGAACTCTCCCCAAGTGCTCATAATTTATACTATATCCTATTCTCTCAATATCTCTGTTTTTTGCTTCTCTAATTCTTGCTAATAATTTATGATTTATTTTTAGACTCATTTTTTTTTAGATTTATTTTCATCTCGTAGCATATGATAAACCATCTTAAAAGATCTTCTAACATTAACCATATTACCACTTAATTTAACTGCAATATATACTAAATATAGTAATACTACCCACTGTAAGATTTCATTTATCATAATTTCAAATTTAAATTAAACAATAAGGAGGATACTAACCTGATCCTCGTAAGATAAGCTATGGGTCCATAGCAGCTTTCTCCTCCTCTTGTTATATAATATATCTGTCCATTTCCAAGTGAAATAGTTAGTTCCGATAATGGATACTATTTAGCTATCTTACAACAAACAACATCATCTTGGCATGATTAACTTACTCCTCTATGGCTAAGCCTAATTAGAGCGTCTGTTTGTCTTCAGCAGATATATTAAACCTTAAGTTCCCATGCAGTTTTCATAGGATCTTCTTTTTTCATAGTATTAAAATAAGTTTCATTCTTTATATTTAAGACAGATGAAGCCTCTTGATCCCTAGGAATTTTTACATTTAATTTTTCTTCTAGGGAAGAATATGCTCTTTCTCTTTTATATAAAACATCCAATATAGGATGATCTGAGTGAAGATTATGAAATTTCTTTATAATCTCTTTATACTCATCTTTCATTTTTGAGTACTTAGAAGCCTTAAATAATTTATAATCATTTAAATATTCTTCAGGGACTTCAAATACCATCATAACATGGAATTTATCTTTATCCTCTGTTAATTCATGTATTGAAGAATTTTTAGCCATTTCTTCATATTCTAAAAACCATGTTTCTCCTGTAAATTCATAAAGAAGAAATATATGTTTATCTAAGAAAGGATAATTCTCGTCTGCAATAAATACATTTTTTAACTGGGATAAACTACTTTTAATACCAGGTATTTCATGCATAAGCATGGGTAATATATACGAATAACTTTTTGTCTTTTTTATTTTCATCTTTCCATAGTATCTAAAATTGCTACTCCGTTATTTTCATACATTTCTCTAGGAAAATCCCAATTTCCAGTCTCTTCATGGTAACAAAGATCATCTATTAATTGTACAAATCCCTTAACTCTATATCCTTGTTTATCAAATCCTCCATTTGTCCCTATATCTAGATCATTAGTATTGGCTTGATATATCATAGGAGGATTAAACCCAGAAGTTTCTACTACTAAAAATTTAAAATTATTAATTTTATAATTTTCTAATTTGGGATTCTTATTTTTCCAACAATTAACTGCTTCTGTATAAAAAGCAGCCTGTAAATAATATTTCCATTTTATAAAAGCTCCTCTGAAATAATAAGCACTTTTTCCTGTCGTTTTCAAATCTATTGGAGAAATTTCTTTTCTATTATGATCTACTACTAAGATATCCAAAAGAGACTTACATTTTTGTCCCATTATTTCCCAATAAATAGGATACTGATAAAATATTTCTACACCTTCTCTCTGCTTAGAAAAATATTTTTTAGTAAATTCTCCATTTAGTATTTGATTTACAGCTCTTTGTACTTGTTCATATTCATCAAATGACAGTAATGTTTTCCCTCTAGAATCTTTCAGAGCATTATAATATTCCATTCCTTCTGTCTCAAACCTCTCTTTGATAGACTCTGCTTTTGTTTTATATCCAGATTCTATATAGGCTTTATTATGGTCATTTGTTTTAAAATACTCATCAATATATCTTACCATTGCATCTGAAGGCATTTTATTTTTATTCATAACATAAAACTCCGAATGAAAATCATCTGGAGTAGTTAATAAACAATCTACTGCAGATCCTTTTCTAAATGCTGGAATTCCTTCAATTTGATCTTTTGTCTGATATGCTTGAGGACTTGTAGCTAATGCTGATAGTGATGAATAATTAATAGCATCTGTTGCTCTATATTCTTTAACTATATTTATACTTTTACTTTCTATATCCATTTTAATTTTAAATTTAAACATTAATAAAAAAGAGGGGAGGAACGAAATTGCCTCTCCCCTCATCTCCTGACCTATAACCAAGAATCCTCTTCGTTAATAGTCTCAACTGGTTCTGCTTCCGCTTCTTCAGCTGCATCATCTATGTCTGTTGATGTCTGTGTATCAGGAGTGGATACCTCGTTAATATCATTATTTTCCTGAGATGTCGTTTCTTCTACTTCCTCTACAACTTCTACTGATACTTCCTCTACTGGAGAGTCTATATCATCTATTAATAGAAATGCAGGTTCTTTCTTTATTATGGTCTTTTTACCTTTTAATTTTTCATGCTTAAATAACTCAAACACCTGGATTCCATTAAGTCCATATTTTTCTTGAATACTCCCTATTTTAGGGTCATAGTTTTTATCTGTTTTAAGTCTAGTGTAGCCATCTTTTAAATCCTGAAGGACTCCAGAAAGCTTAATTTCAATTGTTTTACTCATTTTTAAAATAATAATTGATTAATTTTTAATTTATTTATATTTCTAACATTTGGCCTCCTCCTACCACTTCATTAGCAGGAATAATACAGTTGTCTTCTCTCAATAAAGACATAGTATCTTTTGAACAATTTTTTATCCATTTTTTATAATCCCCTATATTTTCCATTACAGGAACTTCTATTTTAGAAAATAATTCACTAAAGTCTTCTTTTTCAATTATGGGAACTCCTGCCTTGTGAAATGGAATTAAGAATTCTTTTCTAATTAAAGGTCTAATTCCTTTCCATTTACTTCTAGGAACATCAAATTTAGGATTAACCCATATTTGAAAAATTCTAGGATCTATCTCTTTAGAGAGACTAAGGGAATAATCTATATAACTAAGATATTCTGGCCTAGTAACTAAAACAACTAAGGGATCAATTCCTTTTCTAGTAACATCTCCTAGAAAATAAGGACCTATTAGGTATCGTAAAAGATTTCCATCTATTACTGTTTTTGTTGTTAAACTATACCATCCATTACTTTGTAGAAAATGAAGGAGACCATCTTTATACGTCCTATACCTATATACTGCTGATAAAGTAGTATCCTCAGGCACAGCATAATAATCAAAAGATTTTACTAAAGATTCTTTATTTATACTAGATAACTTAAAAACTGTTTTAAGGTCTTCTATTATATCAATTATCTCAGTTTTTAGATCTAAAATATTTTCAATTGATTTTATATCTTCACTACCACCATTTTCTCGAATCATAAGTCTAATATTTTGTACCAAAATATCATGATATTTATCTTCTAAAATAGGGTATTTAGATAATTTCTCTGTAGATACTATTTCAGAAAGTGTACAGGTATACCCACCACTAGAATAATAGCCATTGTAATCTACTATATTGCGACTTGCAAAAGTATTACGGTATATCGGTCTCTCTAATATGAAAAAAGGAACTATATTATTTTGTTTATTCCCCATCATACTGCTCTCCTGGATATTAATACTCCTTGTGTGTCTATTACTTCCCTCTAAATTCCAAGGAGTACCTACACCTAAGTCTACTCTTTCTAAATCTAATTTCTTTCTAGCAACTGTATTCATATCTTAATAGTATTAGTTAATGTTGGAAGATCATAATACATTTTAAAAGGAATCTCTCTAAAATTTCCTTTTTCTAAGTAATTTGATACATAATTATTAAATACAGATACCATATACCCTGCTACTAAAGCTCCGCAGTGAGAAGTAGCTTTCATAGAACATCTTTCTTCCTCTACCTCAGCATCATCAAAAAGTTCTTCTTTTTGGTATCTATCTATATCTTTAGAGGTGACTGCAATAATTTGAAAATTTTCAGCTAACATTCTGCCATCTATAAAAATTTGCTTTTTAGGAGAACTAGCCCAATTATTAAACATAATTTTTCTAGCTTCCATATTATCAAAACAAGCAAATACTGCAGGACATGTCATTGACGTATTAGTGTATTTTCCCATTTTCTCTATTGAATTGCTTGCAAATTGACTTACAAGATCTGCAGTAGCATCTGCTTTAGTCTTACCAATCATATTAGTAGAATATAATTGACCTCCTAGATTAGTTTCGTCTATTACATCGTCATCATATAGATAAATATTACATTCTTGTCTCCCCAAGAATAGGGAAAGCCAGGAACCAATTCCCCCAGCTCCTCCTATTATTACATCTATATCAGGACGATACCAAGGAGCATCAGAAAATCTAACACTCCTTGGATTTATAGTCCTTTCTGTCATTTTTATTTATTTAAAAGGTTGAACCAAATTCATTTAAACAGTCTTTTATTACCTCGTCTAAAGTACTTGCCAAAACTGAAACTCCTTTAAAGATTTTTAGATACTTAATAGAATCTTCTAGAAGATTTTCTTCAGCATAATAACTTTCATCTCTTGCGGTATTTTGAGCTATATTCCATATATTATCATTCATATAACTATGATAAGAAACTTTATCACCAGAAGTCATATTAAGGTACTTCTTATTATATTTAGATAGGAATTCTTTAAAAGTCTCTCCTTTGTCTAGTTTAGATTCAGGATCTACGGTTATTACTTTACATAGAAATGAAGTAATAGTATCAACTTCATTAACATATGCTTCACCATCCGTCATTACATCATCCCATAGACTTACTTGTTTTCCTGTATCTAGATTAATAGTAGAATTTCTTCTATAATCACTACTAGAATTCCCCCAACTATAATTACCTTTTTTAGAAGTATTCTTTAGTTTTATAATTTCTCCTATAAAAGAAATAGAATTTTCTTCTTCTTGAGGTAATTCAATATCAAGATCCACACTATAGACTATAGATTCTTTCTTCTCAGAATTTAAAGTTAAATCATTCTCTTTATCTGAAAATAGCCCTGAGTATTTTAAAGTACTTTTCTGAGTCATATTCCTTTCGGCTTTGACACACAATTTAGCACAATATTTTCCCTCAAAATTGACTATCAATGACAAATAGTACGCATGGTTATCTATGTTATCTTTTAATTCTTGAAGATCAGTCCCTGAAAAATAGGCACCCATGTTGTGATGAGTATGAATATGTCCTAATCTCCATTCTTCTGTTAAAGCATTAGGATATAAATCATACATATCTAATACTCTCTCATCATAGTCATATTCTGTATATCCTGGAGTTCCTATATCCATAGGAAACATCGCTTTAGTTTCTATTAACAGATCTTTTGGATTTTCAATATCTCCCTTTGTTACGTTATATAGAAGAATACCGGACCATTCTGTACTTCCAGCTATAAGATGAAATAAATCTATTTGGCTTTTTAATTCTGAAGATATAATTAATTTCCCCTTTTTTTCAGAAGTTACTATGGGATAATTTATCTCAGGTTTTTTAGTTTTTTGTACAGTTATATTATTAAATTTATTGTAATTCATTTCTTAGTTGTTTTTTAATGACATTATTATTTACTTTTTTTTCTAATTCAGTTGCTATATGTCTTGTTATATCAGGATGTATTACTTCTTCTAAATGATCATCTTCATCTTCAGTATTTATTCCTGTAATCTTTAATGAAATATCTTCTCCTTGAAATTTAAAAAGAGAAACACTCTTGTAGATTTCGTTAGCATCATCTACTCTTCTATTGATAGTTAAAGGAGTTAATTGTCCATAAATATATTCTCCTTCACTTGTCTTTTTTATCTTTGGTAGATGTGGGCTTTCTAAAGGAGATATAAAAGATTCTAACTCTGAAAAATCTATTTCAAACTTACTTCTCAAGTGATTAAATTTTAATGGAAAATTCTTAATATTAGCTATTATTGATTCAAAAGCTTCTTTCCTCCCTGATCCATGTATATGCCCTCTCCAATTACAATCTCTTACAGAGATATCTCTTATACTTATGTAAGGACCTCCTCCAAGAGATTCCCATTGTACGTAAGCCTGTAATTGATATAATAATAACTCAAACTCTTCTTGGTTAAATACTTTATCTTCGCATTTCCATTCTGAATTTATATCAGCAAAATCTCCAACACCTAAACAAAAAGTATTAAAGGAAGTTGCCTGTACAATAGTATCTTTCAGATCTTCTTTTGATCTTATATTTAGTCTGGGTAAATGAGAATGTAAATATCTAGACTCATATTCAACAAAGCTAAGAGTTCCTCTTGTTCCTTCAATAGGACAGGATAAAACAAATCCCTTTTTAAATTTAAATCTTACATATAAATCTTTAATCTCATGCCTTTCATTTCTTCCATTTACTATATAAAAAGAAGGGAATTTTATAATCACAGTATAAAGACTAAGAGGATTATTAGGATTAACCTGTAAGTCCCAATTATCTTTATAAATACATTCTAAAGATTCAACTACTTGTTGTATAATCTTTTCATCTTGTCTAATAATTTCTTGAGAAGACTCTTCCATTTTCTTTTCTAGTAATTCTTGTTCTTCTTTAGATAATAAAATACAATAATTTCTTTCTACTATTATAACCTCAGACTTATTACTATAAATATTAGTTCCAGCTAATCCATTATACTTAGAATCAGGATTATATTTCCAAGGACGGTCTGCTCTAAATACAGTATCAACCAGTCCATTTTCTGTAGGTTCCAACTTTACTTTAAAGAAGTCCCCCTCTTCACATTCTATCATGTGTCCATGTTTATTTGATACTCCCATATGTATAAAATTTTAAATATAAAACCTTTAGAGAAGAGAGTTACTCTTCTCTAAAAGCTTATATTTAGATTAATAATGGTATTACATTCTCAATTCTGCTGCGATAGCAGCTGCTTCCTTTGCCATTTCTTGATCTTCTTTAGATATAGAAGAAAGATCTACATCTTTTAACTTTAACTCATCAAGTGCGCTATTATATTCTACTTTAAGTTCTGATAAAGTATCTGCTATAGCTTCTTGTAGTTTCAAATTCTCCCATTCTGACGCTTCTAAAGCAGTTGATGCAATTTTAGGAATCTTAGAAATTCTTTTACTTTTTTTTTGAAGTAATTCTTCATTTCCAGATTTTACTCTTTCAGGATAAAGAAATAAAGTAAAATCATTATTAGGTAGCTTAGAAGAAGCTCCTTCTAGAGAATTTCTAGTTTCTCTAACTACTGCCCTTACATTTTTTGTACCAGATAATTCGGATCTTAACTCTCCCCATGTAGAAGCACTGGTTTCAATAGTTTGACTACTTTTTGATTGAGTAGAATATATAGTTACACTACGAGTTTCTACTTCTTGATTGGTTGATGTTGTAGTCTCTTTTTCTGTTTTTACACTCATTTTTTTAATTTTTATTTATTAATAATTAATTGATTATCTAAGTAATCTTGATATAACTCCATAAATAGATTATAAGCATCTCTTACTTTTTGAAGATATCCCAGCTCTCCTCTGGTTATCATTATATCTTCAGATAAACCTACTACTTGTATATCTAAGGTATTATATTTTGCTTCATCTAATTTGTCCTCTAATAAAATCCTAAGACTATTAGGATCTCCAATAAGTAAAGGAGATATAGACATTTCAGTTAAAAGTTCTACTAATTTTTGATCATATTCCATGTTTTTTCAGATTATAAGTTACAAATTTTAATCTAAAATTCCTACTATTACTCCAGGTTTTTCCTTAGAATAATTATAGGGCTCAAATACAGGAATAACTTCATCTGCATTGTCATCTTCTATCCATTCATATTTAACCATAAGGTCTAATATTGTCTGTAATGGATTAGGATAATCAAATTTATGTTTGGACCCTCTTATGAATTTAAATGATATTTTATAAGGTTTTTTAAGTCCCTTAACATAGCTTTTAAACACAGGAGCATTGTCCACAAAATCTTTCTTAGTATTTTTCACATATTTTTGAGCTGTTTTAGACCATACAAAAAAGGTCCTTCCATTATTTATAACCATCTGCTTACTATTTTTAGAAGATGGTACATTTCCAGGTATAAATATTGATTTAGTCATGTTTTTTAATTAAATGCATTATCATTTTTTTGAGATTATCTCCTCCATACCTAACAAAATAATCAGATGCATCCTTAGGATCATCTAGGTTATTATGAACATATCCTACTTTATATAGTTCAGAATGTTCTTTAGAGGCTGTAATACCAGGATCATCATTATCATAATAGATAATAATTCTTCTCCAGCAGCTCTTAAGATAAACAATTATTTTTAAAGGTATAATTGTATTCTCAGACTGAGGAGCAATAGCATCAAATCCCAAAGAATGAAGTACCATTACATCTTTCAATGACTTTGTAATAAATAATGTATCACCACACTCTTCTAGTTGTTTAAGTCCTTGTACTATACTCGAACTAACATTACTTATCCATTTCCACTTATTCCCAGAAGGTCTTAATATCTTATACTTATAATTACCAAAAGAATATGCAAAAGCTATTTCTTTTTTAGGAATTGTAATAAGAGAAGTATTAATGTAATAATGAGAAATTTGTTTAACTTGATATTTATTTAAAACATTTTCACTTATACCATAGCATTCCCAGTAAGATTTTCCAATACTAGTAAAAGGAATAGATACTATCTTAATAGAAGTATCTGAGTATTTAGGTTGTTTCTTAAAATGCTCACCTATAATAGCCTTAGTTTTCTTAAGTTCTATGTCTCCAGAACTGAGTCCTAAATTAAAATCATTAGACACTACTCTTAGACACTCATGGTACTTAAGACTATATTTTTGCTGTACATATTTAAAACAATCATAAACCTCTCCAGTAGCCCAGTCTCTATAAACTGCTTTACCAGATGCCATTACCTTTATACTGCAAGAAGGATTTTTATCTGCTCTTAGTTCAGAACAGAATTTTTTACCAGGTTTTTCAAATGATTCTATATAATACTTGAAAATATCATATTCAGTTATTTTTTCCAGAATATTATCAACACTTAGTATTTGATGTCCTTTAGTGTTATACATATTAATACCAAATATTAGAAGGATAAAAAAGGGAGATTACTCTCCCTAATTTACCTTTTCACCATTTGCCTCAGATGACTAAACCCAGGGGTCGTCATCTTCGCTAGATACTGCTGCAGTTGCAGTAGTACCATTACTTGAAGCAGTCTCAGAATCTGCTACAGGTAATTTCTTCATGTCATATTTATTGGACTCATCGAAAGAAAGCTTACTAGGTTCAGTACTTAAAGCTTCTACAAAACCATAACCAGCTAAGCTAGCTTTAAACCAGTTTTGTTTACCCTCTTTACCTGCAATCTCTTCTCCAGCAAATTTCCATCTAGCTGCCTTATTTTTAAATATTCCATCTAGTGCCTTAGCATATTGTTCAGGAGACTCTTCATCTACTGCATCTAAAGCTGACCTTACTCCTAATTTATCGGCCATAATAACTAACCTATCTATAGTATAATTCCAAGCATTATCGCTTAACCACCAAGTAGTCTCTGCTACTTGTCCTGCACCTCCTAGATCTTCCATAGGACGACCTTCATGTGTAATTTTCATACCAGGAGTTCCCGAAGCTGCTTCAAAGAACTCTATTTTTTGGATTTTAGCCTCATGGATACCAGGAGACAGAAAGTTGGATACAAAGCTTGTTTCTTCTACAGTGTGTCCTTTAGTTTTAAAACTCATAATTGTTTTGTTTTGAAATTAATTAATTGATTGATTTATTATCCATAATATTCCTCTATGGTTTTACTTACAAAACCTAGATCATTAGGAATATAAAGGTCTGTAAACATACCCATTGGTGATTTAGCAGGATAATGTCCGTTATTGTTAGTGATGAATCTGTACTCCATTTCTCCATCTTCCTTTTTATTTACATCTGTATATAACAGAATAGAAAATAGACCTGCTGGATTAATCTTATCATCTAACAATTTACCTATTGTTTTAATTTTAATTACAGGAGCAGCACCAAATTCTCCTGGTTGAGTATCGCTGTGAGTTAGTATAAATACTTTAATATCATCTCTCATTGATTTAGCCTTATTTAAAGTAGACCAAGCATTCTTACCTATCTCAGTGAATTTATCAAAGCCCTTTTCCGCAGACCTTCTCATATATTCATTACTCATAACATATTGCCAGTCATCAATTACAATGTTTTTAATATCCTTTCTATTTTCAGATATATGACTCATGCATTTAATGATCTCAGCAGAAATATCAGACTCAAAGAAATTACCTTCTTTTCCTTTAAATGGAGTATAATTTTTCTTCCATCCCTTGATTGGTAAAGGTTTTCCTATACAACTGATTATTACTGTTTCTTTAGGAGATAATGTTCTAACAGCAGTAGATTTGCCAGTTCCACTTTCTCCTACTATGCCTATTAATTCACTCATTTATTGTTATTTTTATTATTAACGTCAATTACTTTATTATACAAAGATGGATCATCTTTAAATTGTTTAGAAGGAGGTATCTCTTGAAAATGTCCTACTTCACCTACAAATTGCAAACCTATTCTAATGTCTGCAGCCCCATCTCTGTTTTTAAGAATAGATAAACTTCTAAATCTATCCTTAAGTTTTATAATGTCATATCCTCTAAAATTTTCTATTTCATATTTCCGTGGTGAAAATAATGATAATACAACATTAGCATCTTGTTGAGTATTTCCACTATCTTTAAAATCTGATAGTTGTGGTTCTACTCTATCCAATTTAAATCTATCAGTTTGAGATAATCCTCTTCCCAATTGCTGAACAACTACTGGAATAAAATTGAAGTTATTTCTAAGTGGAATTAAATATTCACTCATTTTATCTATATTATCCTTCTGGTTAAATCCTCGCTCTCTTTTCATTAGTGCGATGTGATCTATAATTATTAGGACATATCTATCTGGATTATATGGAATATATTTATCAAAAACATTAATAGTATCTTCTCCTGACCTTATCTTTTTATAAATAATATCCCCATTTTCATTAGCATAATTATTCATAAACTTATAAATTCCAGTAGGATTCTCTGCAGCATCTATAATAGTAAGACAATCTTCTAATTGATAGAAGTAATCTTTTGTAAATTTAACTGCTTCATATACTTCCTTACTGATTCTATTTTTGCCTCTGGATAAAACAAAATTAATATCTGTTAATATACCATAGTCCAAATATAATTTTCTACAGATTGCTTTAGTTACCTTAATTGTTTTGTCTATCTCTAAGGACCAGTAAAATATTTTTAAATCAATACCGTCTTTAGAATTAGCCTTCATCCAATCATAGGGATTATACAAAAAGCATGAATCTGTAAAGGCTGTCTTACCACTTCCGGTCTCTCCTCCTATTAAGTAATAAGTACCTTGTTGTATTCCTGGAATATGATCTACAAGCCTCTCAAATCCCATAGATAATCCAGTATTAAGACCCTCACGGCCTCTCCTTATTTTCTCTATTACATCATTATATATCATCTGTCAAAGTATTAACTCTTTGATCAGATACTGTTTCGTTGTTTTCTAGTTGTTCTATATAACTTTCCAACAGAGATCCCCCATCTTTCTCAATAAAATAATCTGCAATTCTCATATATGCATATCTAACTCTTCTTTTTTCCTCTACGTAGAGTTCAGTAGCATTAAAAATTTGCTCTTTAGTTACTTCTTTGTGTTCTTTGACGAATTTCTTCATCTTCTTTAAACACCCTCCTCTTGTTCCTTTAATAGCATATCCCGCAGTCTTTATTCCTTTAGGGAATAAATTTCTCCAATCGTCTATCCAATGAGAAACAGTGTCAACAAATTTGACATCCTTTTTTGCAATAGGTATTTTATTATTTATGAGATCAATTCCTCTTTTCCTTATATGAATACGTTCTCCTTGTTTAATAAACCCTGCTTTTTCAAGTTTGTCATAATCTGCTCTTAAATTCACACTATATATCTGACCTTTTGCCAAATAATAGAGGAATACATACTCATCTGGTGTGAGATTAGTCTCCACCAGCAGATTAATATCTACTTCCATTCTTACAGATTTATTAGGGTTAAAAATTGATTTTTACCAAACTCTATAGCTCATAGCAAATATAACTAAAATAGGAATAAAATCAAAAATATTTATCTTGTAGCATGGCAATTTCTTCATTACCAATTTTCTCTTCTTCATATCTTTTTATTATTTTATTTATAATTATATCTTGCTCGTCTTTAATTTGGATTTTTATAACAGCTTTTTTATTCTGATCCTTCTTTAACTTCTTCGTCATGATGTTCTTTTTTAAGATAATCATTAATAGCCTCTATTTCTGAAAGTAATTCATTTCTTTTTGCTATTAAAAAACTCTTGAAAGTTATAAACTTTCCCTTTTCTACTTCTTCTTTTAGCACAAGGTACCTCTCTTTCAAGTCTTTATTTTCCATAATATATTCTTCCACTGCCATATGTCCTTTAACACTATTAATATAATGTAAAGAAATAGATGAATGGCTGCTATATCTCATATATCTAGCAAGAGAAACTAGAGTCACTTTACGCAACCCTAGTTTTTTCTGAATCTTATTGTAAACATTTAGAACTAAGGATATAAATACCTTTTTGGTATCTACTTCTTTCCTTGAATGTCCTTTTGTTCTTACAGAGGTTTTAAATTCTTTTTCTACAGAGAACCTAATCTTATTAAGATCTTTTATTATTAAAGAATTTGGCTTAACTCCATAACTATGAAAGGGTATCTTTTCTCTTATTTCCATAATAATCAATTTTAGAGATACAATCATCAACATCTTTACATTGTATTATATTAAGATTACTTTCATTCATGCTCTCAGTCATTCTTTTAAACCATACTACTTCTTGAGTATTGGCAGTTACTAATATGAATATCCTTCCTATTTCTCCATTATTACGGAGTCTGCCAATTCTTTGAATTAAATCCTTTTCCTTTGAATAATAAGACATGATCACACAATTGTCTAGGTTGTTAAGGTTAGCTCCTTGCTTTAATTTCTTAAACGCAGCTATAAGATTTAATTTACCATTATCAAAGTCTTCTCTAGTTTGTTTATTCTCTTTATCTGTCCTATGAGAACTTATAACATTGGAAGTTATCTTTTCTAATGATTCTAAAGAATTGCCAAATAGTATAGTTCTTCCAATAATATTATTAAGTAATTTCTTAATTACAGTTATCTTACTTGGAAGTTCATACAATAACTTGGCTCTGGCAGCAGAAGCAACATGTATTCTCCTTTGTCTAACATCATCAGGAGATCTAGTTGCTTTTTTGAATATCATATCTTTATAAGAGTAAGCTCCAAACTCAGTTTGATACCACCTCTTCTTATCATTACCTGCTGGAACATTTTTGTTATAAATATCTAATCTGTGATTAATAACGTAAATATCCAAAGGTCTAGATGTTCCATCTACCTGACCATCATTAATATCGTAAGTATAACAAACAGGAGCTACTTCTTTTAAAAGAATTCCTTTTGTTATTTTAAACTCATCATCTTCTGATACTACTGCTCTCTCATCTATAGTAGCAGAAAGTCCCATAATCTGATTATACTTATTATTACGATAAAACTTAAAATACTCAGGAGTTAAAGAATCGTGAATCTCATCAGCTATGACAAGATCCCATTCAGTACCTTTCCACTTATAAGCAGATTGGTAGCAAGAGAATGAGATATCCCATTTCTGGGTATCCCATTTCTCTTGTTCCTTACGAACCTCTAATTCTCTATCCTTAACTTCCGCTAAGAATAAAATCTTAGATTCTTTAGGTAACATTTTGACAGCTTCCATAGCTATCTTGGTTTTACCCAAACCAGTAATCATTTCAATAGTACCTCTCTGGCCTGATTTTATCCAGGCTTCAAGAGCTTCTGATTGAATTCTATCTCTAGCTACAGTTAATGTCTCCATGATTTCCTATTCTTCGCCAAATGATACTTTCTTAGTACACCCAGTCATCTTCTTATAGATTAACTGAACCTTGAAAGCGTCAATAGCTTGTTTATAACCAGTCATTGCATTCTTACCTGCTTTTTCCTTAACTTCTGGATCACTGGTAGTTAGAAATTCAGAATGATTATGGTCCCCATAAGTAATACATGCACTTCTAATTTGTGCTATGGATTTTGTCATAGGAACAGCCTTTACATTTGCTTTTTTACGTACTGTAGCAGTTTTTGTTTTTGTAACTGCTGCACTTTTTGCTTTTCTAGCCATGTTGTTAGTTATTAATGGTTAATGGTTAATTTAATTTACTTTCTCTCTTTTATTTTATCTAACTCTCTCTTTATTTGTACCTCCTTTCTTTTAAGAGCTATTAACTCAGGAGGAAGATCCGCCCTTTTTAAAGGACATCCCTTCTTCGCCCTATTAGATGTCAATAGGTCTTTTATATATACATCTGTTATATTTTTTTTATGCTCTCGCCATCTAGCTGCTTCAATCTCTTTGTCTTTCAAATAACGCTTTCTTCTATAACTAGATGTATATCTTTCTTTGTTATAAGCTGTCCTCTTGGCATTATTTTTTTTACGATACTCCCTAGCTGCGGCTTTTATTGTCTCTCTATGTTTTATCCTATTCTTCTTTTTTAATTTTTTATGATTTTCTTTTTGACAACTTTCACATCTAACAGAACTATGATGCCTCTCTGCAATACTGACACTACAGTCCATACATTCTCTAGTTTTCATAATTGTCTACTATTAATTTATTTACCTTTCATTTCCCTAAGAGCTCTACACATCTTAAGATGCTTCCTTTTAAGTTCCAACATCTCTTTTGTAATATCTTTCTTCTCTAATTCAGGAGATTTATGGGTTATTAATCTAGATATATAAGCATCGTTATCAAAAGACCTCTCTTTTCTCCATTTTCTATGGTATTTAGCAAAATATTTCTTAGCTTTAGGAGTTTTGCTCCTTTTTCTCTGAAATATTCTTCTTTTTTCCATCGAAGAAGGTTTAGAATTATGTTTTTTCATTCTTATTCCGTAACACTTCTTGCATTGAAATACTAAGCCATCACTAGCTTTTTTATCTTTATAATAGTTATCCAAACTTTTTGTTTCTCCACATGTTGAACAAGTTTTAGTTTCCACCTTCGTGTTTTTTTAATAAATTATAAAGAGATTTAGTAATAGGATAATGAGCCATCCACCCATCATAGGCAGCTAATAATAAATCAGGATTTGGATTTGACATATTAAACTCCAATATCTCATAAAAAATATCTTCTCTTTGAATCTTATTAGCAATCTGTATCTCTGAAAAATTTAATTCATTTTCTTCCACTATATCAACTGCACTTTTACCAAATATGTAATATTTATTCTGTTTCATTAATTTATATTTAGAAACTTTTTAAGAAACTTTATTTCAGATATGGTGCTTTTTAGCAACTCATACTTGTCCTGATATTCAAATTCCAGGAGTAATTTATTTAAAAACTCTAATCTCTCATATGCTCTTTTTCTTTGCATGGCTTTAATAGATTTACCTTTTCTTTCGAAATACTTAACCATATTGCGTATTCCTTCGTTGCTTTTTGTACATACATCAAGCATTTCTAAATGTTCTTTAGTCCAAACCTTATTATCATTAGGTTGTTTATTTACAATGGTATCATAGTAAACACCATAAAATTCATTATATGTTTTAGCTTCTTCATTATTTGCCATTTTCTATTTTTTTTTTTGTTTACCTATCTCTTGTTTAATTTTTTCATACTCACTCTTGCATTCATCATCACAAAATGGAGAAATAAACTTACGGCTCCCTAATTTCCATATTCTTGTATTTGGAGTAGGTTTACTACAAAACCGACAATTTTCCATAATTATTTATTTTTATTATACCATTTTATAAATTCTACTACTGCTTTGTAAGTATGGTCTATTTGAGGAATTTGGTCTATAATACAATGATATCTTTCCATATCATCTAACTCACTACATTTTTCTAAAATATTTGTTATTACAGGCATAAGCCAATCCCAAGATGTATGATATTCTAATTCATTGTCTGGGTCAAAGCAATCAGTGTAAACTATATCATCAGGATGCCCATTTTCGTCTAATGTTATAGTTTTATATGCAGAGAAGTTTTTAAACTCAATTAAATTCTCATCTACATACTCTCTTCCCATAAATTCTGCTATTAGTTTATTTTCTTCCATAATTATAATTTAATGATTTCAAATGTTATTGCTAAATTAGATTGATTATCCTGCTCCTCTTGAATAAATTCCCAATAATCAGAAAAATATTCTTCTATAGGTTCATCTATATCATGAGGTTTTCTAAAACCATCACCTTCAAACCACTCTGAAGCATATTTAACAGCCTTATGATTACTATAAAATACACTAATAGTTAAATCAATGTCTTCATAAGTATGTGCTATTACGTATATTTCTTTACTCATATTTATTATTTAATGATTCCAAAATTCAGTTATACAAGGCTCTGCTTTAAGAGGAATAGTTGGACAGAAAGGTTCTCCTGCCTTTTCCATGCACTCCTTTAGTTTACTTGCCATTTTTCTTGCAATATCTTTCTTACATTCTACGACTATTTCATCGTGAATGATATTACAAATTCTTACATCTTTAAAAAGGAGATTGTTAGCTTCAAGATAATTAAAAAAGAGGACTCCTCCAAATTTAGTTATCTCTGCAGAAGTACCTTGAACAGGATAATTAAGAGACTTTCTCTCTATCATACCCTTCTTCTTAAAATAATCTCTAACTAATGGTTTATACTCAGTAATGAACTTTGCGGAGTTAGCTCTCTTATGAGCTTTATACTCATCCCAGAATCCGGGAGCATCCATTCTTTCTTTAAGCTTTAGATAGTCATCAAAGAACTCAATAAAAGACTTTCTGTTAGATATATTATTTAATAATATATACCCCTTTGCTAGTGCATCTGCTTTACAGGTTACAAAATAGCTCTTAACTCCTGGGAATGCTTTAAAGTAAGCATCATATATCTTATCACCTTCTTCTATAGGCAACCCTAAGTTATTTGCTATTGTAGCTCCTACACCACCATACTGAATTGCAAATCCAGCAGCTTTAGCGTTTTGTCTTTCTCTTTTAAACTCTTTCTTAATTCTATCTAATTCCAATCCCTCTAATTCAGGATATATCTTAGAAGCTACAAATGAATGCATATCTCCTAATCCTTCCTGATAAAATTTAAGGATATCTTTATCCTTACATTTGTTAGCAAATACTACTGATTCCTGTCCTGCATAATCTGCTACAATTAAAACACAGTCATCCTCAGCAATGAAACATTCTCTATGCCTTGAATCCCTGGGAATCTGTTGCAGATTTACATATTCTGTTGGAGGACTAGTACTTCTATTTTTACCCCCACAGGACATTCTACCAGTATCTAATATTTGCTTATATGTAGTGTGGATTCTACCTGTCACACTATGAACCTGCTTTAAAACACTTCCACCAAAAGAAGAAACTAATTTACCGACTTTCTTATACTCCATATATAATGGAACCATCTCATGTTTCTTTACTTCTGTTTGTAACACTCTTGCATCCACACTGTCTTTCATTTTTCCAGTGTCCTTATCTTTAGTCTTGGTATTAACGCCAAGATCTTTGAATAGAGGAATAACTTGTTTTTCACTATTCCAGTTTATTTTACAAGTTATCTTATCGTTAAACAAATCTAATTGAGAATTTATATACTTTCTCTTATTATTGCTAACTACCCATTCATTTAATCTCTCTTCACAACTAATGACAAGTTGACTATCTTCTTTCATTTTTGTTGCCCATTTATTTGCATCTAATTTAAATCCACAATATTCTATATAAGCCAGAACCCTTACAAACTTGTTGTCAAGAGCAAGGGAAGGCATCAGGTCTAGTTCTTTTAGCTTAATAACCTGAAGTTCTTTAATTCTACCTAAATACTTAACATCTCCTGCGGCATATCTAATTACTTGTACACTTAAACCTTCTTTATGAATAAGACCTCTCACTTCCTTACTCATTGTTTCTTTACAATATCTAGCCACTAGTTTATCTAATGACTTTCTTACTTGTCTTTTTCCCATGTTTAAGACACTTTCTGCTAAGAAAGTATCATAAACTTTTGTAGGGATTATTCTATGGTGATATAAGAATTTCAAATCAAACTTTGCATTTTGCATAAGTATTAGCTTGGTTTCAAGAAGCTCTTTGAATTCTCTTATATCTACACTTGCAGTATCTACTACAAATTGATTATTTGCATCTCCAAATTGTGCAGAAATTAACTTACATACCCAAGGATCAAATCCACCAGTCTCTGTATCAAACTCAACTTCATCTTTATCCTTGAAGTAATCTCTTAATTCCTGACAACTTGCAAATGATATATCTGCCGTTATATGTCCAAACAGATTCTTTTGATTTGTTACTAGGTATATCATCTTTTTAATTATTAAAAATAAACTGTTATTAATTTCTCTTTAAAATCAAAAGCTACATTTATACAGGTATACAGTCCTTCATTGTCTGTATCTCTTTCACTATCTATTTTCCAGTCCTTTAAATCCACCTCAATCTCTTCATCGTGAATATTCTCATCTTTGTCATAATATTCTACCATAATTGATAAATGAACTTTAGTAGCGTAAGCACTTATATCTTTTACCCCCCAAGACCTCATCTCTATTGTAAAATCCCATTCTACACTGCATTCATAAGCTTCAACACTAGCAGTATTTTCTCTGGTTACATAACAATTCTCATTCCATAATTCAATATGAAACCCATCATCTTTATAATAATTTGTAAATGTTTCTGTAGTCATAATTTTATTTAATTTTTATAATTTCCATATCACTACCATAACCACGGTGCCATAGTATAATTTTATGTCCTTCTAAACTATCTATTACTTCTATAACTGCACCACTGTTGGTAGTATACATGGTTCCTTCAATTAATTTTCCTCTCTTTTTGTATTCCATTTGCTTACGAGGATTATCATTTCCGCAAGACATAAATAATATTGAGAGTATTATAATATATTTACTCATTTTCTATTTTGTTTTTCTAATTCTCCATTTGCTTTTAATAATTGCCAATGGCATTTTTCACATCTCTTCTTCCAATCATTTATTTCCATCTCTTGTTGCACTGGATAGAAAGTAATGGCAGTTTGCCATATACAGAAAGAATAAGTTGCTAATAGGATCATATAAATTAATAATGCTCCTAATGGATTAAGATTTATTTGATTTTTCATAACAATTTCTTAAGTAATGCTGTCAAACTTTCGTCTTTTTTACAATCAGTACATTTACCATTCCAGTAATCCACTTGACTATCTCTTGGTATCATATTCCACATTTTACTATATGGATTATAGTGAAATATATAATTATTTAATCTTTCTCTCTTTATTTTTAATTTTGGTATTCCCATCTTATTTCTTTTAAGTGATTCTAAAAAAAAGAATAAAGGTAACCTCTCGATTACCCTTATTCTTATTAATTATACGCGTAATAATTACGCAGTTAGCTCTTCTGGAGCTTCATATGCAGCTTCACTAGAGCTTGCACTTTCTGTCTCATCAGTATCTCCTGGTAGAAATACATGATTAGGCTCACCTATTACAGCACTTGGATTGCTGAAAATATGATCACCCTTATAGAAAATGAAATCTCCTTCTGCACCTGCTCTTTTAGCAGTATCTTCAATGTTATCTTGTTGATATGAATCTGGTTCAGTAGTCTCATTAATCTGAACTCGAACTTTTTGTCCCTTAATTTTAGGGTTTAATATATTAAGTTCTTTTATATCTCCTTCTTCCATTGAAGAAAGCTTAATTCCTAGTAGATCTTCTATATCTACTTTTTCTCCTGAAATCCATGCTCTCCTTGGTCTAGAAGAAAATCTATCATCAGATCTGTTTAATGCAGATACTAATGAATTACTTGCTGAAGCATAAGGATTTGTTACATGCTCAGCGAACTCTAATTGAACTTTTCCACCTTTCACTCCTTTAGCGGAAACAAGTAGAGTATCTCCTTTAACCAATGTTTTTACTGTAGTTTTCATGTTATTTTAAATTATTTTTAATAATTAATGTTAATTTGCCCACTCTGCATTTATCAGGACTTGTGACCTGCATGTTAATAGTTAACCAGCTACAGATTATATTTTTAGCTGTACAACTTGAACATGGTAGCATTAAGCAGGGCAAGGATTAACCATACCTTGCCCTTAAGTTTATTGTGAACCATACTAAAACCAATAAACTAATTCTCTAATTTGCTTTTATTTATCATTTCCATTATACTAGGATATAATGATATTTGTAAAAATTCTTCATAATTTTTAAATAATTCTTTTTCATTAAATTCTTGTTGTGTAGGATCACCAATAGCCTTTATTGGTCCCTTTTTTGTAAGATCAATTTTCATTTTATTAAGTTTAATTAAAATTATAATTAATGTCTATAACACCTTTCTTAGATGTAACCATAGGACGGGAATCTAGCTATAATAATCTAATTAATTACCTTATTGGATAAACATAGTTTAACTGAAAGGTGTGAAAATGTCTTTAATGCTCTTAATGTCTTTAAACAATTGTAAAAGAAAGTTTCAGCAGAGGCCCTAAAAATGAAACCTATCGGTTAAATTAATTCTCTGCCTACTCCTTTCTTAATTGGTGCTTCTACAGGCGTCTGAGTGTATAGCTTATACCATCGCATAAGTGAGTGTCCTCACACTATCTCTTACATTGAAGAGGTACATTTCCTTGAATGTACTTACAAGTGAACTTTTCGCCAGTTCCACTCAATTTATATTATAAAATAAGTAACCCCCCTCCCCTTTGGAGCTTGGGAGGTTACCAATAGGGATAGTCGACTTTTCCCTAATATATATTTACATGAAAGGCCATCACTATTGTCATTACTGAAATAATAAGAAGCCCTAACATAATAAATTGTAATAAATAATCCGCTATATTTTCTAATAATTTTTTCATTTTCTCTTCCTTTTTTAATGAGTAAATTAATTTAATTGTGTTATTAGTAATAATTTAGCGTCTTCCTCAACTTCTTTTAAATAGTTTAATTCTTCTTGTAAATGAGACATCTCTCTGAAGAAGTAAGAAGCATCCGCATTTTTACATGGGGATAGCTTCCATTCTTCATATAGATCTTTATGGACTTTTGCAATCACTCTTCTTGAATTCTTTACTTTTTGTAAAGTGTCTATAGTGATTAATATAGGAAAATGACATTTTAAAGTATTATGCATAATCATTATAATTTACGTATGTATCAACCTCTTTATCCTTATCTTTAATAGACAATTCTCTATAATTATTTATGAAAAAGTTCTTGTTAGTTTCTTTATCAATAATACTTGAAACATGTTCATACACATCATTAGATGCAGTTTCATTATACTTCCCTCTTATATCTACCACTTTAAATTCTATTCCGTAAAGATCTTTGTGTCCTACTTCTACAGTGTATTCAGCAGCCTTAATATTATTAGACATAGGAAATACACTTTTTTCACCTTCATAACAAACATGAATAATAAAAGAGAACCCTGTAACTACAAGAGGGGATCTTTGATAAACACAATGACGCATAATAGCTCCTTCTTCATATAATTCTTTATCATTCTTTATCAATTTCCAATTTTTAGGAAGATCAGGGAGTCCTTTATAATTATAATCAACATCAGGAATAGTATCCTTATTTTTCATAATAATTATATCAGTCCATTCTTTATGAACTTCCTTAAATCTAGCAGGAGACCAATCATAATCAATTTTCTTACATAACACATTTGCCTGTCTTACTATATCATCTATATCCTTATAATGTAGAAACTCTGCTCCATTTATAATTTGACTTAAGAAAATATTAGGATTTTTAGCCACTCTTAACCACCATAAAAAGGTACCTTTACTTTTAAAAGAATTATAAAGGTAACTTGCAGTAAATCCATCATTCTCAATCAGTCTTTTACTGTCATATTTTCTAATTATCTTCTCATAAAAGTCTGAATCATCAACCCATTCAGGAGAATCCGCAATACATTTAATAGCTTGATATAATAATTCAGGAGATATATCTAGTCTAATACATCTCTTTATGTAATAACGAAAGAACTCTCTTGGATTTGAAATATTTTTGGATAAAATATTACCTAACATACCTGTTGTTATATAATCAAGACATATTACAGGCATTTGAGTAAACCATTCGCATTTCATATGTTCGAAGAAGTCATGATAATTATTTACTTCTCCTAACTTGGCTCCTTTCCATATTTTAGCTCTTTTAGTAGAAGATCCCTTTTTATTATAAGTTATTCCATCAAAAGAAGTCTTTTTAATATATAAAGATTTACTACCTAAGTATATAGTATAATAACAATTAGATAAATATACTTTATCATCTGATTCTACTATTTTAGAAATATTTAATCCTCTCCCAAAATTTTCAGAATAATATCTAAATACCTGATCTTCATAAGGTAGCTTTAATAGTTCCTCATATTTTTCAAAACCACATTTATTTAATATAATTTCATTTATTTTTAATTTTCCCGTCATGATTTCTTATTTTGAGTTAATAATTTTTCCATCTTTCTTAAAAACTTGATGTTTTACCTCTGTCAACCACCAATAATGGTATTCATCAGTACCATTCCAAGCAATATCCCATTCAAGTTCATAAGTTTTATCACAGTCTTCACAATAGCATATACCTAATGAGACATCTTCAGCATCCTTTACTTCTAATTCTTTACTACAGTAAAGACAATTTTGGCTTTCATAAGACATAATTTCCCAGTTTTAAATGTTATTAATTGATTTAGCTATATTATAAAAGTGCCAAGGGTGTGAGAGACTAGAGATCACCCTTGGACACTGGAATACTTTTCACTGCAGTGTGCACATCATTTTTAAATCCATAATATTGTTTTGTCTCATCGTTATTTCAGATGACTCAACCTATTCCCAGTTTAGGTATGGATAAATAATTTAATGAAAAGAAAATCTTGATTTAAACTTTTAAGCACAGTATGCCATTCTCTGACCACATGTCTACTACTCTCTGGTCATCATCTATAGCAAATGCTACATCATACTCATCTTTAATGTCATTGACATAAGACTCATACTTGGTAAGTGTGCTTTTCTCATAACTACCAGAAGCTTTCATTAGAAGTTTATCATAATCTATGAAGTTATCTCTTAACCAGTCCTCTGTTCCTTCTCTTGCATCTTCACTCCTCCCAGTTAATAAAACAATATGATATTTCTTATGTATATTTCTAACTAATTGGCACATAGCTTCTATAGGCTCATCTTCAGCTACTCTATCCCAATCATAAGGACTTCTACCATTCTCAGTAATATTACAAAGAGTCCTATCTATATCTACTATAACTGCTTGTCCTAACTTCTTAGCTTTATTATTAGAGGTATATAATCCTGGATATGAATCTAAACTGTCTATATATTCTAATGCTAAAGTTGAAACATTTGCTAAAATTTCTTTATTAGATTCAAAAGGCTTTATTCCTTCTGCTGTAGCCAGAGTTATGTGAGCATGATTGTTGTAAGATATTGGATTATTATCTAAATAATCTCCTATATCACCATACTCTATTTTGTTATTTATTATAAGAACATCTACTTTATCTGTTTGCAACCTGGCTATAACTTTAAGAGGAAATTGTTGAAATTTATGTCCAAATATCTGCTCAAAGTCTTTAATCTCTTCATCAGTAGGTTTAAATTTAGATGTACAATGATGTCCAAATACATTTGGATATTTCTCAGTATCTACTGGAAATT